TTTGAATTTCTTCAGCTACGCCTTTTACACCCTTTGTGGGCTTCTTGCCTTGGTGTGCGGCAATGCCGACGTAATTAAGTTGGCCAAATCCTCTGACAGCAATTTTTACCCTGTTTCTAATCGCATCTCTAAAAATAGTAATCAACGTGTTAAAAAATAATTCCGTATCTTTAATCGTATATCCACATCTATGTGCTAATTCTGCTATTAATTCATCTTTATTCATATTTACATCCTTTTTTGATAATTATCGTATTATATACCATTAACAGGTAAATTTCCTGGCAACTACGATAATTTTTTCTTTTTATAGGTTTTTTTAATATAAGCCCTATCTGTTGCTTTTTTCTTTTCTTTCCAGCAATCTACACAATATTTTCTACTGTTATGATCTTTCTCGATCTCTTTCCCACACCCCAAACATATTAAATAAGGGGGGTAAAAATCAATAATATCATCTCTACTAGTTATTTCTGCAAAAATATTGTCGTCGTTATACTCGGTATCGGCATAAAATATCTCAAACGACCCGTCATTATCCCCCCTCAAATCATTAAAAACAATGTACCCTTCTTTTTTTAGTTTTTCGCCAATTATCAATTGTTCTTTGTAACTGGCATGTACCTTTGCTAAAGAAATTACGGGAGAAAATGTCTTGTTAACAAAAAATCTAGAAGAGTCATTGGGTTTATTCTTTTTTTCGCGCCATTTTTTAGTAGATTGATTTTGATATTTTGCACAAATCAAAAGAGCAAACAATATCTTTTCAAGGCGATAATCCCCGATTTTTTTTATTTTATCAATTTCAGAATTTGTAATAATAATATTTTCTGGAATGTATAATTTATTTTTTTTGGCTGTTTTTATCGCTTGGTCTATTTTGTTGCCAAAAATAATCTCATTATATTCGGGATTATGGTTATAGCAAAACTCATTCAATTTTTTTCTCGTCTGTTCTTCATTAAGATTTTTAAAAAAATAAAATTTAGCCAATATAGTCAAATCCTTGATAGACATGGGCTTTACGAATCCTTTATATAACAAGGTTTCCGCATATACTAATTCGTCAAATATAGGCTTCATCAATATCGTCTTCCTTTTTTTTATCTATAGCACTAAGTGGTTGTAACTTAAAATAAGATCCCAGATACTCTAGAGATCCAGAAGAGTCTAGAAATGGCGCAACCACGTTATTCTGACAATTTAAACTTACATTATCGGCAACATGCTTACCAAATACATGCCACGCGAACTGTTTTGTATCATGAGGATAATCAATATAACAAATTCTAACTGCCAAATTGACAAGTTCAGACATATTAGAGCTTATTGCTCGTGACTCTTCTAAAATAGAACGATTATATTGCTCTAAATTATTATATACCTTTTTTCCATTATTCTTTCCGTTTTTATACCGTGTGTATAATTCTAACATCTGAGCATACTTGCTGTCATTAAACTTTATTGAATTGTCAGTAAGTATTTTCACGATATCACCAAGATTATTAGCCTCAATTTGTTTTTCTATTTCTTTTATCTCTGACTCTAAAAATAAGCAAACCTTATTTGCAATACAATCAGTTTCAATAACAGGGCTGGAATTATAATATCTTTCAGCAGCCTCTAGTTCTTCGTTAGACAATCTTGACGGAAGGTTATTATAATCATAAAGCCAAGATCCCAATTGCTTTTTAGAAAGCATTAAATAGGCATAGGTATTATACTTGCGATTATGCCGAAGATATTTTCGATTTAATCTCGGATACAGATGTCGCATAAAATAAGGGCGTTTATCTATGATCAAACGGTTATTCAGATTCGCTCGTTGCCGCTCTTCAGTGCTCATATCCGCAGTTATCTTAGTCCACCTAGTCCAATACGACGGCATTTTCTTGGTGTTATTGTTTTTCGCCGCATCTATAGCCTGACCCTGATAGAATCTACAGAGTTTAAGTCTTTTGATGAGTTCCTGATATTCGATGCTGTCGACGGGATATGATTTAAGCATGGCATCCATGGTTGTGGAGGTATTGGTAATAATTCCTATGGGACTGTCAAAACTCTTGATGTCGGCGAGATATAATTCCGATTCCCTGATTACTGATTTAGGAGCGACGCCTTTATCATAGGTAATCGGCAAACCGCCATATGCGCCTTTCAGCACAACGGAATTATCGGTTGTCATTGTCAGGTCGCCGTCGAAATCACTATCGGCTTGCAACATCGTATCCAATCCGAAGATGTTATAGATAATCCCACTGCTAATATGTTGATACCAGAAGCGTTGATCGTCGTTGCTTTGCAAGTTGATGACATTGACTTCGCTACGCCATGTCAGGGGCGCCCTCATAGCCGCTACTTTAGATACGCCTTTGCGATTCCAATAATTGCTATAATGTTCACCCCTACCGAGCAGCCCCTTGGGGACTTTACCGAAGCAGTGTTCCATCAATGCATAGGGATCGCTTACCATGGTAGAGTAGTTACCGTCTAACACCAGGTTGCCAATATAAGCCTCTCTAATCTTCTTATTGAGGCTGTGAATGACGTGATTCTGTATGTACGGATCTGCTATCAACTGATTATTCAGAAGAAGGGATTTCGTAATGGGATCGCTTATTTTTTCCAGCAACAGGGGGTCGTAATCATCATATGCGAGTTTGCCCAAGAGATACAGAAGGGTATAGGAGATATCAAGCCCCATGGTTTTACCGATGTAATCAATAGTCTTCTGACACAAGAATTTTATTTCGGCGTCGCCGATATCTAGATTTTGAATAAACTGATAATTACTGAAAACGTAGTCATAATCTTTTTTTGGTGCGTATCTACTAATACCCCAGTTCATATTATTGGCTCGGCATTTGGCAACGTATTCGCCAACGCTGTTGTAAAATGGGGCGCCCTTAAACATAGACTTGGTTAATATCAGATCCATATCCCTGATATTTACCGCGTTGCCATACATATCAGTTATTAGGTGTTCGCCCAGTTCTTCGCTGTATCTATGAAAATCCATGGTGGCAACCATGCCCTTCATAAAAGCGTTTCTGATGATAAAGGAAGATGGAACATAATCCAGTTCCAACTCCTCCGCCCATCGTTGCGCCTGTTCAATGGAAATCAAACCCTGCCCATCGAAGGCGTTAAACTCCAAAGGCATGGTTCTTTCCTCAATACAATCTTCTGTTGGTGTTTCTACGACGTAATCAACCCGTTCCTCCCTGGTGGTGATGTAATCTGGGATGACGGTGAAATAGGGCGTACTAACTTTTATCGTGCCGCTAAAATTCAGGGCAAAGTAGGCGTTGTACTTATTGGGACTAACTGCTACGGTTTCATCCATGCCGTTCTTCAATACCTGCTTTAATTCCGTCTCAACATCCGCACTACAAAAAATAACGGTGTTTCTCCTACTGTGTCCGGCACCACACATAAATCTTACAAATTTCTTGCCATTGACTACGAAGGAATTGCTAATAATTTTTTTATAATGTTTTTTATCTTCGACAGACAGGCTAATAATTTCTGGCACAAATAGTATCTGATTTAATCTATTTTCAATCTCTACTATTCTTTCAATATTCTTACTTGTCGACTTCCTGCCTTTTAATTTTCTTTTTTCAACCAGTAGACCTGCTATTTCCAAAGGATCATAATTACGATGTTGCAGGTCAAATAATGTTCTTATGGCTTGATTCTCAGCAACTGCTACCAGTTCTCCGTTTTTTCTCGCCTGATTAATAGAGACATCAATATTGTAATTACTACGGATTACGCGACTACTGGATAGGTGCAAGATATAAAAGGATTGAATTTTGCTCAATGATAGTGGTAATCCTTTCTTTAGGATGTTTGTTGCTATTTACATATTGCCATCGCTATATTCGTTGTATTGACAATCTAATATGCTGTCAGTATACCGGTAATAACTCATTTCATTCCAATGATATTCTTTATCATCTTTATCGAAATTATAGGCGACGTTGAAATCGCTGATATAAAATCTACAGGGTTGCAAGTCGGCACTATCACACTCGCACTTATCAATGTGGATACAGTCTTGACAAATCCTCCTTTCTGTGTTATTCTGTTGTTCGTTATAATATTTATTTGTGTCTGCCATGTTGTTATGTTGTTGTTACACCTCCTCGCTTTCGAATTCAACTCCTGCGCAGAAACTTTCGGATTCTATAATCGCTATAAATTTATCCAGGGTTTCCACCAGAGATGTGCTTTTAAATATACTTCTGTAGCCGCCGATATGAATTTCATCAATAACGTAGCCCTGCCATTCCAGCAGGGGATTGCTGCCGTTGATCTCCGTAAAAGATAATATATACCTACCCATCCAGTTTATTACGGCGGCGTTGTCAAATATTCTATTCAACTTGTCTTTCATATGATCTTATTTAAACCTCTTTCTGAAATAACTACGGTTTTTACTGGGAATCCAGCCGGTGTTGACATTATAGCCGACATTCCCATTTACTAATTTTACGATTATTAATATTACGATAAATAACAGTATTTCCATTTGCTATTCTCCTCTGGGCTTCTGCCCTATATAATTACTACAATATTACCACACATATCATTATTTGTCAAGGGTTGAGACCGACCAATTTCTTTGGTTGTATAGCCAACAATATTGGTCACCCGTAGCCCTTGACAGATTTGAGGTTATGTGGTATAGTTACAGCGGTTGTAAATTGGGCTAGGGGTTTACAGGAGTTGCAACTTCTATAAATTCGACAAAGGGTATCGCTCTCGTATCCCGCCCAATTATTTTTTATTAGACGAGGGCATCATCCTTGCTTTAAAGAGCAAAGAAAGAGAGTCGAAGATATGAAATATTGTAAGGCATGTGACAAAACAAAAGAAGATGATGAATTTGGCAATAATGCATCGTCAAGTACGGGTTTAACTAGTTATTGCAAAGAGTGTGAACGTAAAAGATCTAGAGAATGGAAAAAGGCTCATCCCGAAAAAATAAAAGCACAAAGAGATGCATATAACCTCAAGAATCAAAGCAAAAGATTAGAATATCGCCAAGATAACAAAGACGTAATAAAAAATAATGCCTTGAAGAAAAGTTTTGGGATTAGTATGCAAGAATATTTAGACATGTATTTGGCTCAAAATGGAAGATGTGCTATTTGCCGCCAAGAATCTCCAGACGCTAAAAAAGTTTTGGCTGTAGATCATTGTCACAAAACAGGGGCGATTCGAGGACTGCTTTGTGTACATTGCAATATCGCCCTAGGAAATTTTAGGGACGATATAGAGGTTTTAAAAATGGCTATTGAATATTTAAAAGCAGGTGGATTTCATGCCTGATAGCAACACACATTTTATCAAAGTAATAGATTCGCCTACGGGTACGGGTAAAACCACGTGGGCTATTAACTATATAAACGAACTTCCAGTAGATACGAAAGTAATTTATATTACCCCATTTCTTACAGAAGTTCAGCGTATTATAGACGATTGCCCCACCAGGCATTTTGTTCAGCCCGATAGGAAATATGGTGGCGGTAGGAAAATGGCGCACTTGCTTAAACTGATTAGAAGCGATAGAAATATTGTTAGTACCCACAGTTTGTTTTCTCAAATCACAGATGAATTAATTACTGCTCTTCGTGCTTCAGATTATATCTTGGTTTTAGATGAAGTGTTTAGCGTTGTGGAAAAGTTTGATATGTGGGAAGATTTTCCATATATGACAGATGAGGAAAAAGATGGACTAACTGCAACCAACGTAAATACATTGTTTAAAAAAGAATTTATTGCCGTTGATCAAGACTATCTGGTGAAGTGGATTGACAAGGAAAGCGCACTGGATAAATATAGAGATGTTAAGCAATTAGTAGACAGGGGACTTCTTTACTTGGTTAAAGGAAGTCTTTTGGTTTGGACATTTCCGGTTGAAGTATTTCAGCAAGGTATTTTCGAAGAAATATATATACTGACATATCAATTTGATTATCAGTTGCAAAGTTATTATTATCAATACTTTAATATCGATTACAACCTGTTTCATATAGAATCAAAAACAGGGAGTCCCTATGTGGTTGCTACCACCAACAGCGATTATGAACAGGAATGGATATCAAAGGTAAAACCACTAATTACTATAGTAGATAATCCCAAATTGAATAAAATAGGGGATGTGATAAAAACCAATAGAGGCGATATTAAATCGGCACTATGTAAGCGGTGGTATATTAATAATCCCGGTGAGATTAATCGCATACAAAAAAATATGGTTAATTTCTTTATGAACTATTCTAAGTCTAGTAGCGCCAAGAGAATGTGGACTTGCTTTGTCAGCCACAAGAAGGAATTGCGTGCATCTAATCTTTCTTTTAAAACATGGGTGGCTATGAATAGCAGAGCTACTAATAATTACGGACATAAGACGTGTTTAGCCTATCCCGTAAATAGATATATCAACCCTTTCTTTATTGCTTTTTTTGAAAAGAAGGGAATACCCTTGGATCAGGACGGATTTGCTTTGAGCGAGATGATTCAATGGATATGGAGATCTGCTGTTAGAAACGGAAAAAAAATAAGCATCTATATTCCCAGTGAAAGAATGCGTATGATGCTAACAGCCTTTCTAGACGGAAGGTTTTCCTTGCGTCATTTTTCGCAGGAACTAACACTTGAGGCTTCCGATGGCTATGACGATGAATTATAGCCGTTTTTTGGCTTTATTGGAGATTTAAAATGAAAGTCCAATAAAATTCATTTTCTGATATAGTAATAGTATAGTTAAGTAGCATATGCTGTAATAAGGAGGTATTAAAACTCCAATAAAACCGTTTTGATATGGAGATAGGATTATCCTTAGAGATGATCCTATTTTTTTATTTATTTTTATTCTTTTTTTATTAAAATAACTACTTTTTACCTATTTTTGTCATATTTCTGCGGTTGTCGTAAAGATATTAGTAAGAGTATATTTATATGATGTTATGACGGTATATTTTATAAAATATTACAACATTTATATTTTAATATATATAGTATTACTATTACTTTATGACTACTACAACGACTTATTTTTGATGATATTATTGTGATTATTGATATTTTTAATATTATTGTGAATGTGTGAATAGATGTGCTGTGGGCGGTTATTAAATATCTGCAATTCTTGGATTTGTAAAATAGGGGGGTTATTATTATAAATAGTATTGATTATATCTGTAATAATCACACCCTAATGAGGTAAAATCAGGATCATAATAGCATAATAAGAGTATTATTATCTTATTATTCTACCAGGATGATTATTTTTTTTAATGTAAAGTTTATTTTACATTAAATCGAATAACATGCAAATTGTCACAGAAGGCATATAAACATAATAATTATAATCAGACAATAATTATCTTATTATAATAATCAATGCATATATAATAATAAGACTATATCCATCCTAATAATAGTATCATCCCATCATATCATACTAATATATATGAATAATATCATAAATAATAATTATCTGCTATCCATCCCGTATTATAATAATTGTCTATTCTGTTAATATTCAAATAGTTTAATATTAAAGGCAGATATTAAAAAAATAATAGCATGTTATCAGCACGCTATTATTATTTATATGGTATGATATTCTGTTATTATCTTAATGTCTGATCTATCGTAGTTAAGAAAATCATCACGGCGTCATTGCTATAAAATTTATGGCATTTGGCATTCTGATTACCTAATAAGCCAATTAGTAATAATGTAGTGGATGGTAATTTGTTGTAATCATCCATTGTTTGCGGATATCTGAAGTATATCTCACGTTCTTTAATAAGCACTTGAAAATCAAGTTTATATTGTGATGATTGAATACTGAAGTTAAAATATTGGTATTCATGGTGGTATTCAATATCACTATAATAATCAATTCCTAATTTTTTAGCTGCTTTAATTCCTTCTGCCATTACCAGGATGGCATCATTTGAAAATTGATTATTCTCGAATTTTTGATCCAATATCTTGATTGTTTTCATTTTATCGCTCCTATTGTCTGATTATGACTATTATTTATAGATGTTACAACTATCTGCAATCAATTTTACAAGCGCGATAATAAAGATTATTACCAGTACATAAATTGGGAGTGAAGCGCTTAAGATTTGATCCATTTTTTATCTCCTTGTTATGTATAGATATTAACCGATTTTTCATAAAATGTCAAATTTTAATCCTCTTTTTTACCACCAATATTTTTTAAGAATTCTAATTTTTGTATTCAAAAACGGCTTATTTTAGCAATTAGAATACCGGCGAAAATTTAAATTTAAGATGATTTTCCTGGTAATTGATCATAAAAACGGCATAATCCGGTATTATATGAGACAATAGCAATAATGGCTCGTTGTAATATAAAAGTAATATTTCATGTACATTAAAATTACCACCAATTGAAAAAATAAGGATGGATTTAAACGGAGGTATCAAAGTATCAGATCGTCGTTAAAATGCGTTAAAATCAATCCTGTGTTATGTTTTAAGATATCTTAATATCTTTTTATCCTTTTTGTATTTAAAACACTGGTAATCTTAAAAAATGAAGACAATTTTAAGTTATCTAATGTAATTCTCATTTTATTTTAATGTTTGCCGGTCATACTGAATTATATCTTAAAGGAGATGAAAAAATGACAAAAAGACATTATGTCGAAATTGCAAGCGGATTTAATAATTTGTTAAAAAATACCAGTGAATTAGATCAGACTGGTATATGGATTTCGATAGGTATGATGATCGAGATTTTCAAAAATGATAATCCCCTATTCGATGAAGCACGATTTATGCAAGCGGTAAAAAAAGGACTGTAATTCTGAAATCATCATGTGATATAATCTCATAACAGGATTGTATCACAGAATGATGGTAGAATCACATATACCATAAAAACATTATTTCATTAAGGAGAGGATCAAATGAAAAAATTAATCAGTAAAAAATGGCAACTAGAAAAGAATCAAATCCGGCAATATAACCTTAAGCGCGCCAGGATTGACAAAAACAAAAGGATCGAATTTTTAACCCGTTGATTTTAGATCATGGAAGTATAACAAAAAGTATGCTTATACTTCCAGAATGTAAGATCAAACCATAATCAAATAATAGGAGCGCGTAAAATGAAAAAAGTACACTTGTATAAACTTAAAGCAGAATTTAAGGACGGGCATAAAATAAATTTAAAAATTGTCGCGTCAGATATTAGCTGGTTAACTTGTCATATTAATGATATGTCATCATTAAATAGTTTTCACGCGGATATCATAAAAGAAAATTATGCAACGGTTAAAGATGAGAATTTTGGATCATCAGACTGGACGCAGGAATTAGAAAAAGATCAAAAACGATGGAAGACAATTAAGGATAGTATATAACATAATGAATATCTTATTTCATGCAGTATATAACAGGAGCTAAAAAATGATTGAATATCCAAATATTGAAAAAATGAACGATGACTTAATAAGGTATGCAACGTGCGAATGCTTAAATCATGAATTGCATGATTTAATTTTAGATGTTTGTTTTGAAATTACATCATGCTTGTCTTTAGATCAAGTACAAAAATCTTTTAAAAGTTTTGATTTATCTATTAGTTTATATCGTAAAATGTGGTTAAAATATTGTCATTAACTATTGACAATATTTATTAATCTGTTATAATCAATATAACAGAATCAATCAAATAGATAACAGGAGATAAAAAATGACTGAAAATAAAATTAAGGCTCATGTACTAATTCTTAACAGTAAGATGGATTTAAACGGTAACAGATATTTTTCTTGTGTGATTACCAGGTTATCCGATGGAAAAATGGCAAGCGGTCAGATATCCGGCGGAGAATCAAACGTAACCTATAGCATGAGACAATTTTTTGGCGATTGGGATTCTTTTATCTATACCACTAAAGAGATGCCAATTCGGGAATATAACAGATTTACAAAAACCATGCCGTATATCGGATGTACGCCAGAAGAAATTAATAAAAACATCATGGATCAATGGGACAAGTAGAATGCCTGTTATAATCTTTACACTTGTTTTATTCGCGTTTTTATTAGCAATATGCGGATTATACCGCCTGATAACAGGTAAAAACATATAACAGAATAGGAGAATGCTAAAATGAAAAACGTATTAATCTTAACTTGCAATAATGATCATAGTTTGACGGTCACGGCATATAAGGATGATGATAATTATTTTGTCATCCGGTCTTATCCTCAATTTTCTGATATAAAATCAGTAAGAATGTATTGTCGCGGTTTGGCATCATTCTTAAACATGCCGTTTGTGGAAGTAAACGAGGTTTAATGAAATAATCTTTTCATATGGTAAAATCAAATAACAGGAGGTACAAAATGAATAAGGAATTAACAACGGTTGAAACTGGTTTTGCATTACGAATTGACGGGACGCTAACCGCAGAAAATATAACAATCGAAGAAGTCTTTAACATTATTGAAGGATTATATAATCCTGACGAAAACTTTTCGATTGAAGCATGGGTTTGTGACCCAGATCATAAACCAAATTATTATTGGGCAGAAGTAGCATAACCAGGAAAATTTAAGGTAATGTTCTATTGTATTTTCTATAACAACGTGCTATAATTAGGTCATAACAACAAACAAAAGGAGAAAAACAAATGTGGAATATAAAAATTTTCAAGAATGAATCGCAAGCTCGACAATGGATGAAAAAGAATGAACGCAAATACAGAATGTCAATAGTTTTTATTAACAACGGTATTATGGTCGAATACTGTAAACTAATCAAGGTTTATTAAAAAGGAGAAAATCAAAATGCTAGAATTGCTAATCTTTGCGCTTATTATGATTGTTGCCTTAATTATCAAGGTATCATCTATGGATGATAGAATCCAGGAATTAGAAAAAAAGATCAAAAAACAATAACACATAATGAAAATCCGATTTTATGTAACAGGAGGATAACAACACATGCTAAAAGTGACAATATATAGTAATGATGGCAGTAAACGTCAGGCAGATTGTATTTTCAGGACTAATGCAGTATTTATCAGGTTTTTAAACAAATATGAGAATTATGGTGGTTTTAAAAGATTTAATTGGGATTTAAGGGATGATCAATATAATCCTAGTCATCAGGAATTAGGCGGTATTTTATCATGCAATGATGAAGGATTTATCAGTATTTTCAGAAGACTATACACCATATAACAGGAAAGGATCAAACAATGCCAATTAACAGGAGACTACGATGGTTTTTAGAAAATCTTATCAGGTGCGAAGACAATGACAAAAGGATCAACCAGGCCATACTGGCAATAAGAATTATAGAACGTGGGCTGATAACAGAATCCGAGCTACAAATGATGGAAAAACTAGGGTTTAAACATTAACAAATTGCCTATTGACAACCCGTAACAATCAGGTATAATTAAATCAGAAAAGGATAATCAATATGGAAAAACCGATTAATCAATATCCAGATGGCACAGAAGTTTTGTGGATGGCTCATTATCGCCAAGATCCAAACGGTGGAGACATGGACGGCATGGCAGTAAAACTATCCGGCAAATTAGAAGGCGTTGCAGTAGAAGCTCAAAAAATTGCCGTAGAATATAACATGATTTTACAATGTTTAAGAAGGCGATATTAATAACACAATGAAACAATCCTTTTATGGGGTTGTACACAATGAAATTCAAGTTTTATCTATAACAGGAGATTATCATATGGTCTTAACAAAAACAGAATTTGCTTTATATGAAGACATGAAAAATAATGGCGGTAGACAAGAATCATGGGATTGGGAATCTGATTACAGGTTTGCGCTTATAATCAATGATGTGGAATCCGCTAATTTAATCAGAAAAGCATGTGACTCTTCATCCGTAGCGGTTTTTCGTTATGCAGCGGTAAGATCAACGGGAATAACACAGAAGCGGTTATCTTGCTTGCGCCAATTGGTAAAAAAGCAATTGGTTGATAGTTATTGGAGCGGATTAGGAGAAGGCGCGGTTAGTCAATATAATTTACGGCGTGTTCGCACCTATGCCGTTAGATAAAAACATAACAGGAGGCATAAAATGATCACAGAATTAAAATCAGTCACGGTAAAAGGCAAGGTAGAAAAAGATGTTTACGGGACATTTGATGATGTAATCAAAGGGATGTTCATAGATCGAGACTCTATGGAGACTATTTTTTGGAGATTTCTCGATAGGAACGTAACCATCACCATAACAGAAACACCAGAACAGGAGGTATAAAATGAAGTATGGTATATTTGTAATCTATGAAAACGGAACAATCAAAAGGTATGACGAAGACATGGGTTTTGAATCCGCAGAAAAAGCTTGTGATAGCCTGAAATTATGGCAGGAAATGTACCATGAGGATTATTTACCTTTGGGAGGATTGTATTTTACATTTCTACCCGTTTTTACACGATAAAATGTCAATTTCATAACAACTAACCAGGAAAGGATGACGACTTGAAAAAATCAATAACTGCTATTATAACAACCGCAGGATTGGTTTTAATTATGTGTAACAGCATAACAATAACCAGGAATCCCATCCAAAAATCATCCTCTAATTTCAAGGTAAAAGATAATGCCGTTGTTACAACTACAAATACAATAAACGTGGCAAAAAACATTGTACCCATAGTAGATACGGGTATGAAGTATGACATATCTTCATATTATCACAAACAGATGGATAACAGCGAATACCGATATGGTTTTTTGTATTCTGTAAGGGATTACTTTAATGGCGAAGACGTCCGTTATAATTTCTGTGGTGTAATGACACTTCTAAACACAATGGATATCATACAAGGATATAACAGCATGTCGGCCACAGAAATAGTAAACACATATTTTGTAGATGACAACGGCAATATTGTGCCTACGTATGAAGGCAGGGGATCGGCATTCAGGGACAGCAACGGATCAATGTCTCCAACGAGCTTATACTGGATGGCTGATAAAATTGGTGCAGACACAGATTTATGGCATATGACAGTTGTTTATGGTGCAGTTGATTTTACCCTATTGGAACCCGTGAGAAAATCAGATGTGGAACAGATAGTCGAGAAAGCAAAGTCTGAAGTTTTTGCCAACAACGGCGTGATTATTGCTCATGTCGGAATAGCAAGCGCAGGACAATTTAGTTATTGGCATTTTATAGTTATAGAAAATATGAAAATAACCGCGAACGGCGACCTGGAACTGCTAATTGTGGATTCTATGGGATATTACGGATGGGTAGACGCTAACGAATATCTGATATCCGCAGAGCCTTATAACAGCGATATATTTACAGGTATTGTAAATCTTTATGGCGTAATTCCAAACAGATAACAGGAGGCACAAAATGTTTACTATTCAAGATATTATGGACAGGTACAAGGTTAGGTCGTGGCGTGAAACAGATGATTACCTAGTTGCTATCAGAAAAGGTAAAATGTGGTTGTACTTTCAATGGCAGGATGATGAAATCGGATATATTCAGGTGGGATCAACGGATCATTTTGAACATTAGATAACTTAAAATATCCAGAAATACTTGACTTCTTGAAATTGTCGTGCTATACTTATAATATAAATGAAATGATGCGCTCGAATAAAATATCGGATATAAAGAAACATAAAAATAAACATGCCCTAAAAATATGATGTTCGGAGGCGCAGTCCTCCACCGAAGCGCAAAATTTCAAATAACAGGTAATGAAAGGAGAATTTTATGACAACCGATAATCAATACTGGTTATCCCTGACCGAAGATCAAGTAAAAGATACGGCTAAACTATGGTCAAAAAAATTCACCACCAAACGACTGGAAACATTTATTGACTGGTATAGAAAAATCAATCGCAATCTATTTCTAACACTATCAGAAGAAGAACGGCAAGGCAAAATTGAAACAGATAATGGTAAAGAAATGACTGCTATTCATAATCGAGAACGTGTAGCCTTGATTGCCAGGTTTATGCGTGAAAATCCAAAAGACACTATACCGGATTACTTATAATAAAAGACCAATTTCATTAACAGAATAGGAGATACTAATGACTGAATTAGAGCAGGAAGTAACCAAGATTTGTGAAGAACACGCAAGCGGTTATGACAGCGGTATGTCGGGGTTTATGTCTGATTTACGGCGCGGTGGTTGTGTTTCGGGCATTATTGGTGCATTGTGCTACTACAGCGATACCAATAAATTCCATGATGATTTTGAAACCGATATTTGGGATTTACTTTCAGAAAATGCAGAAGAGCAAGGCATCACTATTCCAGAATTTATTGCATCCTTGAATGGTGCTGATAACGTTGGCAGTATTGAACAACACAAGAATCTTTTAGCGTGGTTTGCATTTGAGGAAACCGCTTTTAGGTTGTTTGATAAAGACCAGGAGGATTAACCATGATAAAATTGATGGTATCACATAATTGTGGAATAAGTTATTTTTGCCAAAAAGAAGCTAACACAATAGAGGAACTAAAACCAGACTGTGAAAAATTGAATGAAGAAATGTGGAGATGGTATCTTGAAGACACAGAAAATCCTAATGAATTAGTTGGTGATCCCTGCGCTATTCATGCTGGTATACTATCCTTTATTGATGGTCTCAACAAACAGCAATCATAATAAAACAAGAATTTCATATAACAGAAAGGATAAAATAGATGAACACAAATTATCGTATTCAGGAGTTAGAAGAAAAACGAGATGAATTTATTTTGAATGAATCTGTATTTGCTGATGAAAACCCATCATGGGGTGAGGTTGTGGATGCCAACGCAATAGCAGAACGGCAATGGAATGAAACAGATGACGGGAAAGAACTGAAAGGATTAATCGCATTTATCAATGGCGATAACAGCGGATCATCTATTCATATCGTAACAGAAGAAAATCAGAATATCAACTACTAGATAAAATACTATTTTCATTAACAGGAGGTCAATAATGAAACACACACGTGAAACCCTTAAACAGATTGATGTCAATAACAAAGACGAATTGATCACGGCTCTTTACGAAGTTGCAACAAGGCTATTCTATATCGGTGTGTTCTTTGGGGTTGAACAAGATCATAATACCGGAGAACGCAGTAAAGAAATTATGGATATGTACCGTATCCTTGTAGAAAAAATGGGAATAAAATTATAATAACAAAGGAGGATTGGATGATTGTTAATAATAAAAATGATAGGTGGGTGCTAAAGGCTATGGCTCACAAATATAATTCGCCATATCATATCGGATTTGATTTGGAAATTTGGCAACAAGACAACAACACCTTTATTACAGTTTTTATGATTTCAATATGGAAATTCTATGCAGGAATTTTTTTGACCAGATTACCAAAGCGCATGACTAAATAAAATGCAACTTTCATTAACGGAAATTGCCTATTGCATTCTTATGAATATCGTGATACACTTATAACAGAAAAGGAGACAATCATGCTAATGTCAATTCAACTAAAACCAGAAGATATTATTTTCAATGAGAACGGATATATCGTAGTGAAACTTCATTATTATGCACAATGGTCTAATGGTGCGTGGATATGCACAACGGAAGGTGAAAATATGGAAGACTATCATAAGAATAATGCTAAATCGGGCAAGACTGTTTTTATTGGCGGTAACGGCGGAATATCTGTAGGATAATATAAAACGCTGTTTTTATGTAACACTATTAGACAATGAAAGGACAATTTTATGATAACTAAACAGGAAATTTATGATCTCATAAGCAAGGTGCTAACTGATAGTAAAAATGAAGAATATGCAACCATCCAGGACGAAGCGTGTGATATGTGGGATTTGTTAGTGCTTATTCAGGATCGTTGGGAAGATACTATAACAGCACAATAAAAGCAAGATTTCATTATATAACAGGAGGACGATATGAAATTTGAGATCGGTCAAAGAGTACGGTTGATTGAAGAACAGGCACTTGAAGATATGTGTCCAGTCCAGGTAGGAGAAGAAGGCAGAATTATAAACATCGAACTATCTATTGAGCCTTTTGACAGCGATATGCTTTTTGTTCTTTGGGATAATCACCCCGAACAAGATTATGCAGTTTGGGATTGGGAAGTTGAATTAGTGGAATAGGAGGATAAAATGGAAAGATTAACAGATCAGCAAAAAAATAATTATATCAGGCACAAGGGTAATTTGTGCCCAAAATGTGAATCAAAGAATGTTGAATCATATGACAATGAATTTGGTGACGGTGACGGTCAATTCTATGACTACGGCAAATGTGGTGACTGTGGTGCTACGTGGATGGATACATATGAACTAATTAATGTTGAGATAGATGAATCATAATAAAACATTGATTCTATATAACAGAATTGGAGGTCTAAATGAATGACGAATTTACCAGGCGGTGTGAAACGGCTATCAAGGATTTAGAAGATCTGAAAGCACCATATACCAAAAACAAAAATTTCATGGAAGTCGCACGACTAAACGGTAAAATTGAAGGCGTAAAACTGGCGCTAGATTATTATATCAGAATTCAACAAAATAAACGATTAGGGGGATAAAATGATTTCATACGAGGTCATATTTTATAATAAGGATATGGAAAAAGTAGAACGATACGAATACCATAATCTCCCAAAATATGATAAACTGGTTGCTTATGGTAAAACACAAGGATATAAAAGAATAAAAGTTCTTGAAGTATCTGTACTAAAGTCAGAAGATATTGGATAGATCATAAAACAACGATTTCATAAGGAGGATAAAATGAAAATTGGAAAGTTTGAAATTGATGACACCGTATTGATTTTTATTGTTATGGTAATTGCGATGATTGCTATCGCTATAATCAATAAATAAAATAATAGTTTCATATAACAGGAGGTACAAATGAAATTCAAAATAGATGCTAGTCCTAAAGACAATCCCAATATGATAGGCGAATTATTGCGCAATGAATTTTTCAAAGAAGAATATGAAACCTATTTGGGTAAGAAATATCGCAAGACCGGTTGCTATTCTACTTTCAATCTTGCTGAAGGTGTTGAGGAACTTCCAGGTGAACCCGTTGATCCTAATTATCCTGCTGATGGTACTTATACCGTGTCTCGAAAAATCATTGATGGAAAACCGGTTATTATGAAATACTGGTGGGACGGTGATGGCACATTAGAATTTCATTTTGAAGACGGATCTTTGCTCTGTAACGGCGATTGTAAAAAAGATTATGTCTGGGAATACTATTCAGAAATTCCTGCGGATTGGTAGTACATAAAACGGTTGTTTTATATAGTAGAAAGGATAAAAATGATTAACTTCAAAACAGGCGATAAAGTACAGGTACTTTATTTCAATTCAACCGAAGAGTGGGGACTTGTTGGTAGAAAAGGAACTATAACCGAGTTGGCAGAAGAAGGCGAAAACGGTGATTCTGATATGAATTTATATTATGTTAACATCGATGGGGATGATATTATTTCGGGTGAATGGCTACTGGCTGAACGCGAATTAGAAATTGCCTATTGACAAATGCCGGTTTTCGTGCTACCCTTATAACAGAGAAATGAAAGGAGATAACCATGTATAGTGTGGCAATTCTAGGAAGGTATGGACAATGGCTTACAAATTTTGGAGAATACGGCTTACTAGAAGATATAAATTGGGATAAAGTGGAGCAAACCTGCAAAGAAGGTAAATCAATTGCCTATGGGTATTATCAAGGTGGTTTACACTCTAATACTTTGACATCGGATAAAAATAGAACGGTAATCAAGTTTTTAGAATTGCCAAAATATACTTGGGAAGAAGCGCGTAAAATTCTAACCAATGACGGCAAGTTATTTTACCTCTCACTAAAAATAAATGATCAAACCCCATATGTTGTTTGGGTAAAAATCAAATATGAAGAATTTGGAATAACTGCCTGCTTTGGATATAGCAGTAAAGACAAAATAGCGTCTCGCAGATGGTATCCTGGTGGATGGGAAGATTTTAGATTGTGGTTATTGAATGCAGGAATCATAACAGAATAAAACTGGTATTTCATATAATAAAAAGACCATTTCATATCGTAGAAAAGGAGAATATAATGAGCAGGAATGTTGATAACACCCAAGAGACATTAGATAGTCGTGACATTCAAGAGCGCATTGATGAGCTGCAAGAAATTGATCAGGCAAAAATTGAAGAATATGAAACCGAAGAACTCAACCATCTTTTGAAAATTAAAGAATCTGTGGGGGACGATGAGAGCTGGGGATTTGGAATTACTTTTATTCGAGATTCTTATTTTGAAGAAGATAGTGAAGAATTTGCCTATGGCTGCGGGGATGTTGATAGAAACGGCATGATAGCATCATATGTGAATTGGGAAGAATTTGCTGATTCTCGTAAAATGGATTTTGAGTCAATAGAATTTGATGGTATAGAATATTGGTACAGGTTGTAGAAAGGAGATTAAAATGAAAAATAAAGAATGGGATAAAAATAGGTTTGCTGATATTATTACCGAAACGGTAAAGGATATTGTTAATAGGGCAATCGCTGATGGCAAGTTTGATATAACAGAGCAAATTAATCTTGTCGATATTGTTCTGGAATCAATGGATGCGGTTCAAACAATCATACTGGATGATCTCGAATCTGTTGAGTAACATAAAACACATCTTTTATTACATCAGAAAGGAGTAACACAATGTCCAGGCTAGACGAGAAATATACACGAGCCTATGAACACGCTGTAAAATTAGATTATAGTAATGACGACCTAGACCTTATGTTTTCAGATCACGAAAATCCTGAACTGGTATGGGACTTTATTATTGGTGCTAATAAAAAGGTCATAGATAAATGGCTAGATAGTGTAAAAGAAGATCTGTACGATGAGGAGGATTAACTTGGATTTAGCATTCTGGATTTTATTATTTGTTGTATGTCTGTCCGCATATTCTAAAAAGAAATAAGAAAGGATGATAAAATGAATATAACAGAATTGATTGAAGAGTTGCAAATGTTACTATCGGAATTTGGCGATCTAGAAGTTGTGCTTCCGCAGGGCTGTGATTTCGATGCCGAAGAAGAAGATGGACTGGTATCATGTAGTGCTGAAATTAGCATCGTGGAAACTGCTGCTAGCGGATCAGATAGGGTTGCAGTAATCTACTAAATAAAATCAGGATTTCATATCTTGACAACTTCGTAATAATGTGATAAGATTAGATAACAGAAAGGGAGGAATAAATGAGCGATATCCCAGAAATTGTACAACGAGCAATGGTAGGTTCTGTAACCGATATTGGGCAACTAACAACCGAAGATATCAAGATTTTGAACAAATATGTCAAATTAGGGTATTTGTCTAAAGGAAAGGGCGGTTGCTTTCCCATAATTAAAACAGTTTGGGCTTGCCCTACTTTTGATTTTCAAAAACAAAGAGATGAAGCCGTTGCGTACATGATGCAACTTGCAGAATTAGATAAAACCAGGCTCAACTTTACCTCATAAAACATCAAATTCATAAGGAGACAATATGAAAATATTTCTAAAAATTCTAGCATCTGTGGTATTGACGTTTCTTGTAATTGAACTTATAGGCTGGCTTGCTCCACAATTAAGACCGTTCATTGGCGATGGGATGTATGCGGTTGATGTTGTGCTGGGGTTTGCTATGGGGTGGTTTATTTCCCTTATTTGGCAACAATAAAATGACGATTTCATAAGGAATGACAATGAAAATTATCAAGGTCGAAGATGTAACCAAGTATGGTTTTGATGACAGAGAAAACGACATGGATTTGATGAATGTCTTGGTGGATTATGGCGATGGTGTTACCGGAAATTCCTATATGTATAGAGCGCACTATAACAGGATTGTTTATCAAGACACCCTAATAAAACAACATAATATTCCCCAAGGGGAGATCGATATACTGGAAGATTTATTTAGGGCAGATTTTGCATCAGATCATTTTTATAACATGGATTGATTGATTTGGTGTAACATAAAACCTGAATTTCATTAGAAAAACTCGGATAAAAAAGGAGAATAATTATGAAAAAAGATACAACTGTTTTAGGGTGTTTGGGGATTGTGTTTTTGTTTGTCGTTGTAATTCCCGCAGCGATTATTATGAATGGATGGATTCTGTCAATAATGTGGGGATGGTTTATTGTGCCTCTCTTTCATTTGCCTGAATTGACTATACCTTATGCTATTGGGATTAGTTCAGTAGCCGGATTATTTATGAATAAAAGCACCCAGAATAAGATCGATGAGGGAATATTTTCAGAAAAATTGATCAAGGCATTGAGTGTGACTTTTCTTGTCCCATTAATGGTTTTGGGATTTGGATGGATTGTTTTGCAGTTTATTCATTAACAGGAAGGAGTAATTATGTCAGCAGATAATGGAATTTATATTTTGGAAATGAAAGATCAAGTAAGGGTTATCGATGCACAGGCTATTGATAATCTCAATTGGACATGGTTAGGTGGTGGACAGTCTAGGGAAAATTTTGTACCAACGGCCATCGTAGAATATTTTGGTGGTGCAAAACCCATGACACTCCAAGAGGCACACGATGAAGCCCATCGTTTATACAATGATATTCTGAACGATGATTTTGGCATCTGCGAATATGGCATCCAGCATTTTACCATCAATAAAACATGGAATCAGATCGTCAAAGAAGCCAAAGAATTAGCACCAAAAGAAATTCAAGCCATCAGATATAAAAAAGGCTATGGCTATATCGTAGAGCAATTACAGTCCATCATAGATATGTAACACGATAAAAGTTAGATTTCATTATGTTATAAGGAGAATAATATGAAGGTATTTAGGGCAACATATGCAATATCGGAAGACAAGGTGGTTCTTGCTGATAAAATGGGAATTGATCCCATTACTATTGATGGCGTACAATATCTTCCATTTTTTATCAATGGAGAAATTGTCGCCATCGTTGAAACATATGATTTGACATCAATCACATGGGAACACCCAGAAGAAAAATAAGGAGGATGATATGAAAAAGAAATTTGTGACGGTTTTGATTGCCCTATTGCTTATCGCGGTTATCGGGTTGAGTATCAAAATAGGTATGTCGTTAGTTGATAAACCGCAGGTAACTCAAGTGGAACAGATCTTTGCTGATGTAAACGGAGACGGCGAATTAGATTTGATTATAAAAGCAGATGTTATCTTGAATACCGGACAGGAAAATTTTCTAGTCAGCCGGGTGAATCCGTAGAAGATGTTGTATACGAAGAATCTATAACAGAAACATCTGGCGAGATCATCAAGGTAAGAGTATCACATTATGAACCTGCTCTTGGTGGTGTAAACTGTAGTAGGTTTGTGAACGGTGAATGTATTAGCAAAATGGCTAATGGCAGTAGATGGCAGGAATTTATGGATGTCGCAATAGCTTGTCCTGTGGAATTAGATTTCGGTACTAAAATCATTGTTGGTGGTAAGACATGGGAATGTATGGATCGTGGTGGTGCAATCACTTTTGACGGAGAATCATATTGGATAGATCAACTAACAGAAAATCCGCAGTACCCGTATGGCGCAGTAGTAGAAGCGGTAATAATTAGACCATAACAGAAAGGAATAACAGATGCCCAAATATAATATCAAGTTAGTAGATCCGCCAACAAATAAAGGCATATTATTTGAAGTAGACGGAACGGAATTAACGGATGTGCCTATCAGATGTTTTGTTCATCACAAAGTCTTTGAAAATGAAATCATGAAATCTTGGATGGTGTCGGAATTCTTTTCTGGTATGGCTATGACTTCAGAGTGGCCGACTAAAAATGCAGCCATAGATGCCGGTCATAGGGTATTCGCTAAAATGCAATTAGCAGATATCAAAGAAATTGTAAATGGTCGTGTCAAAGTATACGGCTATGCTAATACCGATGGAACTGAAAGGAGTAAAAAGAATGCTGGTAAATAAATTTCTTACGTTAGATTTTGATGTCGAATATATCGCAGAATATGAGATTTTAGAATTTAGCAATAATAATAAGTCTCTAAGCATTTGGGGGAATAGATATATTCATGAATTGCGGAAATGGTTAGATAATTTAGACGATGATCTTAACACGCGAAAGGTTTTGAATACCAATGGCGACCACGAAGCACCCGAAGACATTTATGGTGCGCAGGGAATATCAGATAGTGTTGAATAAGGAGAATAACAATGTATAAAAAAGGCGATTGGTTATTTCACGAATTTGATTTGTTTGAAGCGCTGGAAGATAGTAAGGGCGAATCCATGTTTGATATCCACAATGGTTCTGTAGAAACTTGTGCGGTTGAATCTCAATGTGTTCCTTTGACTATTAGGAATAAAAATATTTCTGAGAGTTTTGCATCCATCTATTCTAAAATACGGGAACTGCATAATAACGGACTGAATTATCCAGATATTCACTGGTATTTTACAAAGAAGTGGTTACAAGCCTGTTCCGAAAAAGATGACGAGAATATTCAGTTAATATATAAAGGGTTATACAAGTTCGTTGAAAGCGTACAAGAATCAGTTCAAAACGCCGTAGTTAATGGCGTAAAGATTTTTAGGCAATGAAATCAAAGTTTTATTATATCGCAAAGGAGTAGAAATGAAATCAATTGTAAAAAATATAAAATTAGGAATGGAACAATTTAAGAAATGGTCTGCCAATCATTGGTTTGTTTATAGCATTATGGGAATTTCACCTCTAACAATGATATATAATGTGGCGTTTATGAAACATTGGTCAATTGCAATTTCTCTTGTTCTATTGGGGATTCAGTTGTCAGGATTGATACTGCTAATATTGTCTGTTTCTATTTGGAAAAAATATCGAAACTGGTAACATAAAATCATACTTTCATAAGGAGATGTTTTGTGAATATTGACGAGGTAAAAAAATCAATTGAATTTGCTGAAACTTGGTCTGACCATAATGCTGGTTCTGTAGCAGTAGCAAAAGCTATTTTATACTTGGCTGATATAATCAAGGAATCCCATGATTTACCAGTAATACAGTCTGGAGCAGATGGTGAAGAAAACCAAGATGTTGAAAGTTGGATTAACAGAACAAAATAAAATCGTGATTTTATTAAGGAGGTACAATAATGTTTTTGGGATTTCCTGTAGGATTTTGGATATCTGTTATATCGATAGTGTTTTTAGGAATATATTTTTTTATCGACGATAAACTCGATGAAAAAAATATGGTAAAAAGGGGTTGGATTATTCGAGAGACGCGATGGGGAAAAGAATATATCCGACCAAAGGAACAATAAAATGAGGATTTCATGCAAGATAAAACAGTAAAACATTATCGAGATATGACCCGCGAAGAATTGTTGGATTTAGTTCATTCAATGAGTTGGATGGCTTTGAATCTTGCACAGCATCTTGAAAGCGCCGAGTACATGAAGGTACAATACCGAAAAAATATTTATCACAGAGCCATTCAAATGGCTTGGGAAATCTGTAGTGCGTGGGAATACGAACAGCCAGAAGGCAATATGGAAATCGCCTATTTTGGAGGCAACGGATTAGAGGTAACAACCGGCGATATTTCACAATTAGTTGATGGAACTCTGCCAGGACGATCAGAAGACAGAGAAATCGAATTTGATTATGGAGATTTTGATCAACTGTATATGTTTTTAGACGATAGCATTCCGTCTGAAGCGTGGATAAAAGAACAAGAATCAAGAATCAAATACCTGCGCGATTTAACTGACGATAAGTTTAATAAAGACCACGTTGATGTCAAAGTAAAAACTTTAAATAAGGCGCTGTTTACCATTGAGCAATATACAGAATTGGCAAAAACCGTTAGAAAAATCGTGGATGTTTTACACAATGAAAGGAGTGTTTCATGATTAAAAAGAAATGTAAGTCATGTAACAAAATAAGCATTATGAATAAAAACAATATGGTAGTTTATGCTGGTGGAACTATGCATAATTCTTGCTGGTATTGTGGTAAATCATTTAAAAATCAGCATAAAAGCGATATTTCATTATAAAGAAAAGGAGAACAATATGGGAAAAATGTTTGTTGGTGCAATTTGGGGTGCAATTTTAGTTTTATCCATCTGGGCTTTGACTGTTTATTCTTTAGAAAGTAACAGTGCTTTACCTGTGCTTGCCGTGTTTGGCTTGATAGGTTGTGGAATAGCACTTGTATGTTTTGTCTTAAAATTGATAATCGACAATTGGGATTAATGAAACAGGCATTTTATTAGGAGGCAATTATGGTTAAATATTTTTGTGATATCTGTAAAAAAGAAGTAAGCAACCCTGCTATGTCTTTAGATATGACCGGAAAGGTTTTGTGCCACGAACATTTTTACCAGGCGCGAGAAGCCATGCATAAAACAATTTATACCTATACTAAAGAGGTAACAGAATCACCATGCGATAATTGCGATATAGATTATCCCAGTTGCAATAATTGTATCGGTGCATAAAACAAGAGTTTCATTATGTGGAGGTGAAAAATTTGTGGACTTATTATGGTACAAAAAAGAAACTTGCTAAATATTATCCAGAACCAACATGCGACATTATCATAGAACCTTTTTGTGGAGCTGCGCAATATTCTTTGTATGGCGATAATTGGAAGAAACAAGTTTATTTAGTTGATAAGTATGAAACTATAACCCGTATTTGGCAGTACCTGATTCAAGCAAATGAAAAAGATATTTTATCTTTACCTGATTTAGAATTGGGTCAGAACGTAGATGATTTTAGTACCTTGTCCGATGAAGAAAAATGGCTTATAGGGTTTTGTATCAATCCTGCTTCAGCGATGCCAAAAAAGACTAGCAGAGAAAGAAGCAGATGGAGTAAGAACAAATTAGAAATTGCTAAAAATCTTTATAAAATAAAACACTGGAAAGTTAAATGTGACGACTATCATAATATCAAGAATGTAAAGGCTACATGGTATATAGATCCGCCCTATCAGTTTGGAGGGATTTATTATAGAATGAATAATAAAACTATTGATTATAAAGAACTTGGCGAATGGTGTAGGACTAGGAACGGGCAAATAATTGTTTGTGAAAACACAAAAGCGGATTGGCTGGATTTTAATCCGCTGGTAGAATTGAATGGTCAGTTACACGTAACAACAGAAGCAATTTGGACACAATGAAATAAGGGTTTTATCATATAACAGGAGGATAAATTTGAATGCACATAACTTAGATAAACTAACACAAGAAGAAAAAGATTTGGTTGCTCTATTATTCACCATGGAAACCGGCTGGACTAAAACATATATGGTGGAAGTTAAACTCGATAATCCCATCAATAACATGCTACATGGGGGCGAGGGATTACATACTCACGGCGGCAACGGATCTAAATGTTATGCCAAATATATGAATGATTCAGATTGGGCTGTTATTCACTCAGAAGATGAAGATTGGATTGCAAATCCTGGAGATGTGAAAAAAGCATTGGATAAAATCCAGTCAATGCCTACCGCATGAAAGACGAATTCTATTATATAAAAAGGAGATACTATAAATGAAAGCAATTATCAAAGCATTTGTGTTGCTGGTTTTATTAATGGCGATGGTTGGTTGTGTAACGCCCGTTCGCACGGTTCCAGACCTATCGAATTTACCATGGAAAGAAATTACCATTAATCTTGAATCGGGCGAAGTATTAACATTTTGCGCAGTATATGCAAGAGTCAGTATTGATATATTTAATAACATAACGGATATAGTACTTTATAATAAAGAAGGCAACTATATAGGTGCGGTATATGATAACATCAATAGTTTTAGTGTTGACCCAACCAATAAAGAATGTCAATAGAACATAATAAAAGATTCGTTTTATGTAACAGATTGACAAAATCGGATAACTGTGGTAATATTATAAAAAGAAAAGGAGAATAAAATGAACGGACTAAACTCTTCAGGACAAGTTTATGATGAATGGAGTTTCGACACAGCAACGTGGAGGAATCTCGTAAAATCACTCGCCGAAATTGAGCCGGTTACGTTTACTGTAACTAATGTAAAGCCACGCAGTGCTTACGAGAATCTAATTCCCGTGCGTATCACCTACAGCCCACCTGCTACAATTTGCTATTTTTCAGATGGTGATAAGATTGTGGTGAAATGCGCTACTGATGAAAAATATATTAAAGAAGTAGGTGTCCAGGCGTGTATCATGAAGAAATTATTTGGTAGTAGACAAAAGTTTCTAAAATTAGTACATGCAGGATATGATCAACCAACTAAAAAGAGCCAAGAAGAAATTACCAAAGAAAACATTCAGAAAATTATCGCACGTATCAATCAGATACCTGATTAGCACAATGAAATTATAGATTCATTAGGAGTAAACAAATGGAAATGGTTTCTTTAGAATCAGAATATAAAAGAATGACTGCTGAGATTAAAGAACTTCAGGAATTGCTGGGAGAGGTGTGGAAAGAAGTGGGCGGTGCAGAAGACTGGCACGACGAGCATTGTGCGACAATTCTTTTTCCGCGAGGGGATTGTGATTGTAGTAGACCCCAACGAATCCAAAGGTATGAATATTTGAAATCCCGCGTTCAGCATAAAATGGGAATTCTATGTAGTTCATAGTATCACCGCTGCTGATAACACTATCACTAAAAGATATAACAGAAAGGAAAAATATGATAACATATAAAAAAGTAAAAATAAACAAGCCGTTTGCTTATACTTGCGATAAGTGTGGTAAAACTTACGAAATTGATGGCACATTTGAAGATCAAATGGAAGCCCAAGAATTTCTGCACATAGATTTTACGGGTGGCTATTTCTCTATTTTTGGCGATATGAACAGTATTCAGGCAGATATTTGCCAGCATTGTTTGAAACCGCTGATTGAAGGTTTTGCACGAAAGGTCAGTAAAGATTATCGAGATCGTATTTTACCTGATGCTTTTAGTACTGAATAAAATTCTCGTTTCATGGAGTAAAAATGTCAAGAAAAATTGAATTAGTCTATTTTAAAAAGAATGGGAAATATTATTCCGAAGGTTCTTATATGAGTGAATTTTATAACGATTATGAAGTTTATGTTGAAGTAGGAACCATGTGGAAATTCCCAGGATTGTCGGGAGACTGGGAAGGAACGATTCTCGTTCAGCCAGAAGATGGAGTTCCTGCGCTGATTACGGCAAAAAGGAATGTTGAATGCGTATCGTAGTATTTTCAGATATTCATGGTCAAATCAGCAATAAATTAACGCAGTGGTTTTTTGATCATCCTGGCGATATATTAGCATTTGCTGGAGATATTCAAAAAAATCATTTTGATTACGGTGAAGGATTTCTATATTGGCTGAATGAATTACCCTATACTCATAAAGTTATTACATTCGGCAATCATGACGGCAACTGGCAGGATATTACAGCATTAGCAAAACAATATCCAAGCATTCATATCTTGAATCACGATACCATAACAATCGATGGAATAAAAATATTTGCATCACCATATTCCCTACCATTTAGAGAATGGTGGTTTATGAAAACCGAACAGGAATTGCGCGAACTATATCGCCAAATTCCAGATGATGTCAATATTTTGATTACCCATGGTGCAGCTTTTGGAATATTGGATGAAGCCATGGATGGAAGAAATACGGGAAGCATTTCTTTGGCTAAAAGAATAACGGAATTGAAAAAACTAAAATATCATATTTCAGGACATATCCATGAGGCGGCGGCAAAAGTGAAACTAGGTAAGGTGACGTATATAAACGCCAGCATCCTGGACGAACGATATAGGATTGTAAATAATCCCATAATTATAAATTATAAAAATCCTACGAGGAAAAATGAATAAAAATTTATTGTCTCATTTTGTATCAAAATTTGAAAAATATATGAGTCCTGATTTAGCAACACTAAATTGGATTGAAAGCAAAATTATTGAAATATGGGATTTAGGATTTGATGCCGGACAAAACGACAGATCGGAAAGCGATTGGGACGACGGATATAAGCAAGGGCGAAAAGACGAAAAGGAAGATTATTAGCCCTTGACAAGTAACAACAACTATGGTATAGTTGGCATAATGAAAGGGAATTTTATTATGAGTAATCTTAAGGACATGCGGGAATCAGGCGAGAATTTAACCGAAGCCATTAATAAAGCAACTGTGGCTACGGGGGATTTTCAATCTTATTTTCACAAGACATGGCAAACACTACCTTTTTGGTACAAGGTATATTTTCGCCTGATTAGCATCTGGGGTTGGATCGAATTTGCTTGGCAGATTACACTCCATAGAGTATTCGGGGTCGATTGGCATAAGAATGATTCAGAGAATGATTCAGAGGAGGAATGATGGAAAAAATTATAAAAAAAATTAATGTGGATTGCGGTTGTGGATGTACCATGATACAGATTAGCCAATGGCAGGAAAAGGAAGAAGTAGGCGAAGTTTATATCAGCCAATATATTCCTTCTTTTCGCGCTTTGTATCAACCAGGTTGGAATAAATTTAAAGATGCGGTAAAAATGATTTGGTATATTATTCGGGGAAAAGAATATCTTCTTTATGATGTTGCCTTAACTAATTCATGGCAGATTAAAGAATTTAAGGATGCTGTTGCTGAATTAGATGAAAATATTCATTATTCATGAAAGAAGGATTTTATTATGAAATGGCGATCTAAGATACCTATTTATGGCGATAAAAGAATTGTTAAAAGATTTCTCCTGTTCCCTATGCGTCTCGGCAGGGATGCGAGATGGTTGGAAATCGCTTATATTTTGCAAGAATGGAATGTGGGTTGGAATAACGAAAGATGGACGGATTCCGACACATATGATACATTCGTTAAAGGCGTTTTCCATAATAAAAGAGAGATTTCATAATGTATATTCCTACAATGTTTGATCTCAGAGAAATGGTTCGTGGATATTTTGACCATGGTTCTCACAGCCTTTTGCGCCAACTAATTAATCATGTTGTACGCGAAGCCCAGGATGGCAAAACTGAATGTAATTTTTACACCGGAGGAGAGCATTTGACAGAAAAGGAAGAAGATGCTCTTCGAGATTCAGGATGGATTATCAATTGGAATAGTCCTTGCCTGTGGTATGAAATTGCGTGGGATTAATAAAATAAGTCTTTTATTAGGAGTAAAATGCCAGACGAAGTTATCAAAGGGGCGTTATTATTTATATTTTGGTTTGCGGTAGGTACTTATGTAATTACTTATTTATTTGAAATTATTAGATATATAGTATTAAGTTGCCAACTAAAAAATATGCGCAAAAAAAGAAGATAAAATCAGCGTTTCATGAGGAGAGTAAAATGAGTAAACTTGAAAATATTTTAATAGATGGTGAAAATAATAGTGCCGCAGAAATATTAAATCACTTATTATACAGCGTTGGTATTGCGGATGTTCTTCTTCATATCAAAGAATATTGTATTAATGTGCATTGTAATTTTTCATTTGAAACCGATAATGCGGGAATAAAATTTGTTGATGATAATATTATCGTATTAAAAAAATAAAATGATTGTTTCATGAGGAGCACTATGAATAAATTAGAATGGATTGAAGAACTTGCTAGGATTAGTAAAATGTCAAAGAAGGAACGGCTCGCTTATGATCTTGAGCAGATACCAAAAATCCACTGGAGCGACGATGAAGAATATGTGGTATTCGTTGATCGCAAACTTGATGTTTTAATTGGTTCCTTGATGCAGTTCTTATCATGAAATGATGACAATGAAAAATAGCTATAAAATCTGTGAAAATTACGTAATAATTTATTATACATCCGAAGCCGGTGAAAATTTTGAAATACTTGTAGACGAGGAAGATTTTAATAGAATAGTAGATTTTGGGTATAGTATTAATTGTCACCGAATGTTAAATACCGGATTGGTTTATCCTAGTTTTACAGAATATGTTGGGAAAAATTCAAAAGGAAAATCTAAATACAAATCTCATTTGCTACATAGATTTATTTTGAATTTCCCCGATTTTATTATAGATCACGTTAATAATAATACATTAGACGATAGAAAATCTAATTTAAAACTATCAAATAAAAGTTTAAATGGCATAAATCGAATTGGAGCCAATAAAAATAATGTTTCGGGATATCGCAATGTATCTCTTCATAACGGAAAATATTTTGTGCAATTACAAATTGATGGCAAAAATAAGGTTTTAGGTAGTTTTGCTAATCCTGAAGAGGCTAACACCTTTGCGGAAGAAATGCGTAGAAAATATTATGAATAGTTTTTTCATGTGGTAAAAGGAGACAAATTTGGGAATTAATGTACTTTCGCTATTCGATGGAATATCTTGTGGTATGGTAGCTTTAGAACGCGCTGGCATCCAAGTGGATAATTATTACGCCAGCGAAATTGATAAATATGCGACTCAGATTTCTCAAAAGAATTATCCCGATATTATTAGATTAGGAGATATTAATAATTGGCAGGAATGGAAGTTGCCAAAAATTGATTTGATTATGGGAGGAAGTCCGTGCCAGGGATTTTCAAATGCTGGAATGGGATTAAATTTTGAAGATTCGCGTAGCAAATTGTTTTTTGTATTTGTTGATATTTTGAAATTTTATCAACCAGAATATTTTCTTTTAGAAAATGTAAAGATGAAACAAGAATGGCAGAACATTATTTCTGATTTGGTTGGTGTAAAACCTATTGAAATTAATTCATCGCTGGTATCGGCACAAAACAGGAAAAGATTGTACTGGACGAATATAGCCAATGTTCAAATTCCTGAAGATAAACATATTTATCTAAAAGATATTATTTTTCCAGATGCAGATATTCCTTGTTTGCACAATATTTATGGAGGATTTAAAGAGGTGGAGCCAAGAACCTTTTTTGAAAAATCCCCAACCATTAGAACTAGTGCAGGTGGCGGTCATATCCCAAGCATTGTAGACATCAATAAAGTAAACGGAGCAGCTACCAGGAACCAAATTACAAACCACGGAGTAGAATTTCAACTCAATATGAGGAATGACGGCAAATCCAACTGCGTGGTTCCTTCTTATACAGAAAGATTAAATTTATTAGTTCACACAGAAAAAGCCATCGAGTACATGAATAGAGAGGTTGCTGACGGAAGAACACATTGGGATTTTGATCATCACAGCGATGTAAAAAACGAAAAATCATCGTGTATTACCGCCAACACATACAAAGGCATCCCCTATAATGTTCTGGTGACAGAAAAATTAATTAGAAAATTTCATCCAATAGAATGTGAGCGGCTACAAACCCTACCAGACAATTATACTGAGGGCGTTAGTGATAGTCAAAGATATAAAGGCATAGGAAATGGTTGGACTGTGGATGTAATCGCACATATATTGAGCAACATGAAATATTAGTTTTATTAGGAGAAAAATGGAAATTATTCAATACAGCAACTATATAAATTTCAACCCAGACTGGTTTGATCCAACCATAGAAAAAGTATTTTTTGTTGAAAATTTTGATGACAAATATGTTCGCGGATTTAAATGGAATTATAATAATAACAATAAAATTCCGGTTAGAATATCTATGAAGAAATTCTTGTCTGAATATCAACCAAAACCAGAATTGGATTTTGGTGAATAAAATCAACATTTTATTAGAAAGGAATAAATCTTGAATAAATTAGATTTTGAATTGGACAGACGGGAAACCGAGAATGGACACGAAGATTATTGGTTCAAAGTAAATGGTGATTCGTTGAAAGAATTAGAAAAAGAATTATGGGAACAAAGCATGTTACAAGTAACGAGCGTGGTTTATTCCAAAGACGAAGATGTTGTTGGAGTAAGGCGAGATTTCCTTTGGAATTGGGATGTAGTTTTGAGTGAGAATAAAGAATTGAATATCGTTCTCAAAGAATTAACTAAATAAATACATGTTCTTACATTTCTAACGAATAAACTTCGCGAAAACAATACTTTATTCGCGACAATGAATAACTTGACAAAATATCAAAATTGTGGTAATATTATAACGTAATAAAATTCTACTTTCATGAGGAGAAAATATGGATAAAATTAGGAGATGGAATAAACTTGCCGTGTGGCTGGGTATAACAATTTTGGACGTTGATGCTAAGACTCGCGCATATGGAACCGCAACGGAACATCAGGATATGCTTCGCCGTCTGGAAACTCTGCAAGAGGTATTAGCCAAAATGGAAGAAATTGAAAAAGAAATTCCAGAACCAGATGATCAATAAAATGAAATATGAAGACCGTCACGATTTATTTCCTGACACTGTTATTATATCCTATCCTTTTCGATGGGGTGGGCATAGGTGTGATGCGTGGATGTGGCTGGCAGAAATAAATGGAGAAGTTTTGGACTATCACCGTAAAGACAAGTTAATTCAGAACGCCATTAAAGCAAATAGAAATTATGTTGTCTTGCGAGTTCATAAAGATGAAGATATGTCTATCACAATAGTAGAACATAATTAAAACTAAATTTTATTAGAATCGAAGGAGATAGGAAATTAATGACTTTAATTATCGGCGTAGATTTTACTTTGGGTAAAGATAAGTATCTTTATATGGCTGGTGACAAATGTGGAAGCGACGGGTTTACAAAAGATTTATATGTAAAACCTAAAATTTTCAAAAGAGATGATTTGGCGTTTGGCTATACGTCATCTTTTCGCATGGGTCAAATTTTAGAATATGCTAAAATATCTAAGGATCTGCCGAACTGGAAAGAAGAAAAAAATGTATATACTTCCTTTGTAGATTGGGCTAAAACAGCCATGAAGGATGGCGGTTATTTACAAGAAGATAAGGGAGTAGCAAAAGGCGGTAATTTTATTTTTTACAATGGAAAAACATTATATGAAGTCCAAAATGATTTTTCAATTTTAGTTCCAGAAGACGGTTTGTTGGCTGTTGGTTCTGGTGAATATCACGCAAAAGCAATTATGCGGACTTATATGGCATTGGTTAAAAAAGAACAAGTCAAATTTGATATAGATTTAATGGTATCTTTGGTTTATGACACCGTTAGTTCGCTAGTAACATCTGTTTCTAAAGAACATGATTTATTTGATTTATCTAAAAAAGAAAAAGTACCACATAATGAAAACTAGATTTTATTAAGGAGATGTTATGAGTAAACCGTGGGACTGGATTGGCGTAGATTTTGTTGGACATAGTGGTGGGGATTATGGCGCTGAAGATGATTTATCTGGCTCCATTATGGACAGTCTCGACAAGATGATTGTCGCGCTCGCTGGCGAAGTCGAATATTATAAATTGTTTAAAAAATGCCTTCAGAATTATACCAGGTTTCAAATACAAAGCGCCAGCAATCTTTACACCAATATTGAAATAGAAAAAGGTAATATTCGAAGCGGAGAAGGTCATTTGCGTGGCGAAAACTTTGGTACTTGGGGCAAGGAGTGCTCTAACCGTCTTGACGATATTCGCGTCGAAATCAATAGGTTGAGCAATCTTTGGGATCAAGTTCCTGAAGACATACAAAAACTGGTAACATTTACGATATTTTGATTAGGGAGATTATCATGAACGATGTTGAAGATTTGAAGACATTGCTAGATCGAGCGGATAAATTATTTGCCCATAAATCTAGAGAGGTAAAATTATCTTCCTATGATTATACCTTGGGGAGATTCCCTTATGGCTGGACATTTAGTGTAACAAACTCGTGGTATAAATGGTCTGCCAAGAACTTAAAACACCAGTTCGGTGCGTGGAACGAACCAGAATATGCTGTAAAAGATTTTCTTGATTATGTAGAAGCAAATCATATTAATGTAGCAAAACTAATGGAAAAAGAAACATAATAAAATGCACATTTCATAAAGGAGGAGTGATATGATACTTATTCCATATAATTCAGAATATATGCCTGGTACGTGGAAGGGCGGGTCTGCTTGGAATGGCAAAACCGCATTAGTTACGTGTACCAATGGACATACGTGTACGCTTTCAGAGCACAAAATAGCAGACGACGGTACTGTGTCTCCGTCACTTGTATGCCCATACGATGGTTGTAATTTCCATGAATTTGTGAAATTGGAAGGATGGACGATATGAGTGAACTAGATGAAGTTGTAAAGCAAGGTGTTGAAGGATTCCTGAAATTCTTGCATGAACACGGATATTTTGTTTATCGTAATCCCAGCAAAGACGTGGTTATTGCGCAAGACGGAAGTATTGCCAGCAAGGAAACCATGGATAAATTAATTGCTAAATTTTTGGAAAGGCAGTAGAAGATGAAATTCGTACAAAAACTAATCGATGACACCAATAAAGGTGATTGGGATTTTAAGTGGAAATATAGCGATGGATCACAAACATATACTTTCAATCAGCCCAAGCATTATCTCAGTGGCTTGAATTTTTCACTGACAGCAAATAAAAAGTTACTGATATTCCCGAATGGCTATGGACTAGAAACCAACTTGCTTGAAGGTCTCAAGAAAGCCGTTGACGTATCTCTGGAACGCACAGTAGATGAAAGTATGCGACTATATGTTGAAGGCAAAGAAATGACGCAGGAACAAGAAGACCTGGCGGCTGAACAGGAAGCGGCGAAAGCCACTAATAAGCCAGATGAAAAGAAAGAGCCACAGGACAAGAAAAAATCGTAGTAGATAAAATCTTTATTTCATCTACCCTTGACAGAATGACGATTCTGTGGTAATATCTATATTATATAAAGGAGGATTTGTGGACAAAAAATTTGCAGTAAAATCATTTGCTTTTTATCTTGGTGTGGGGAAAGAACAGGGCTTGGTTATTCGCAAAGTAATTGAAATCGGTAAAGATCTCAAATGGGAAGATGCCAAAAAATTACGTCGAGAAACTAAAGATAGTTGGATTACAGGAGGATAAATGCATAATATCAAGCAGGTTTTTGATCAAGACGGAGTGGCTTATCGCTTAGGCGAACAAGGTGTTACGTCGATTGTTGACATAACCAGAGACGGCCATCCTTGTTTTATGGTTTACAGGTTTGAGAATAAGCTGTGGAAGAAGGTTTATTTCCCATACGCTACTGTGGAATACGAAGAAGAAAAAGAGTAGGTATGGAATTTGAGCGATTACGTATTCCTGATCTTATTGTATTTAAACCCAAGGTATTTCACGACAGCCGGGGATTTTTTATGGAAACCTTTATAGAACAAGAGTTTCGTGAAATATGCGGGGATTACAGTCTGGTTCAAACCAATGTTTCGGCATCTAAACAGGGTACACTTCGAGGGCTTCACTATCAGGTAGTTTTTCCACAGGGAAAACTCGTAAGCGCCGTTGTTGGCAAAGTATTTGATGTTGCCGTAGATATTCGCAGAGATTCGCCTACTTTCGGACAATGGTGCTCGGCGATATTATCCGATGAAAATAAAAACACTTTCTGGGTTCCACCAGGATTCGCCCATGGATTTTATGCCCTAAGTGAATGGTCAAAAATAGAATATCAATGTGCTAGTTATTATTCCAAAATAAACGAAAGAGGTATTCTGTGGAACGATATTACAGTTGGAATAGAATGGCCAATTGCCGCCGATATTCCTTTATTGATTTCAGAAAAAGATAAAAACGCAACTACATTCTTAGAAGCAGAATACTTATAATAGGTGGCGATGAAAAATATATTAGTAACTGGTGGAGCCGGTTTTATCGGTTCTAATTTTATTCGTAATATTCTGTCAAGAAATCTTGGCATCAATGTTTATAATTTAGATGCGCTTACTTATGCCGGTAATTTAGATAATTTAATTGATTTGCCTAATAGCAACAACTATGATTTTATCCATGGCAATATTTTGGATCAGATGTTAATATCCGATATATTGAAAAATAACCATATCGATACCGTTGTTCATTTTGCCGCTGAAACACATGTAGACAGGTCTATAGATTCACCATATCCTTTTATAGAAACTAATGTGCTGGGTACATTTTTCCTCTTGGAAGCAATTAGGGAAACCGGCAACAGCATTCGTTTACACCACATATCCACCGACGAAGTATTTGGTTCGCTGTCTGCAAATGCCAGCCCGTGGAATGAAAGTGCTCCTTATAATCCTCAATCGCCTTATTCTGCTTCTAAGGCATCTGCCGATCACCTGGTAAGAAGTTATGGTCATACCTACGGAATAAAATACACGATTAGTAATTGCAGCAATAATTACGGCGAATATCAGTTTCCAGAAAAACTAATTCCTCTTACAATTTTGAACGCCATGGATGGAAAGCGGCTTCCAATATATGGAGACGGATTACAAATTCGTGATTGGGTTCATGTCAGAGATCACTGCGATGCCGTCTTGCTTATTCTAGAAAACGGAGTTGTTGGTGAAAGTTATAACATCGGTGGTCGTAATCAGCCAACAAATATTTCAATTGTAAAACGCATTTGTGCTATATTAGACAATCTTTGTGCAAAAGATTATCCCCACGAAAAGCTGATTCAGTTTGTTACAGATAGGGCGGGGCATGATAGGCGATATGCTATGGACTGCTCCAAAATAGAAACATCTTTGGGGTGGAAGCCCGCCATAGACATCGAAGAGGGATTATTCCAAACCGTTAAATGGTATATTGAAAACAGCGATTGGATTAAAAACATAAAAGAAAGACGTGGTGCATGAAAGCGATTATTCTAGCAGGAGGAAAAGCTACAAGATTACGCCCTATTACTTTGGGAACAAGTAAGCAACTGCTTCCTATTTATGATAAGCCGGTTATCTACTATCCACTATCGATATTGATGCTGTTAGATATTCGCGATATTTTGATAATTACCACTTCTGAAGATGCTCCAAATTTCCAGAGGTTGTTGGGGAATGGCAGTGATTGGGGAATAAAAATTACATATACGATTCAAGATGCTCCCAACGGATTGGCGGAATCATTTATTATAGGAAAAGATTTTATTGGCAGCGATAGCGTGTGTCTTATTCTCGGTGACAATGTATTTTTTGGTCATGGTTTATTGGACGATTTAGATAAAGGTAAAAATTTAAAATCGGGTGCACATATCTTTGCTTATGAAGTTAAAAACCCTTCAGCATATGGGGTTGTGGAATTTGATAAATTCGGCAAGGTTATAAGCATTGAAGAAAAACCTAGACATCCACGATCCAAATATGCAATTCCAGGAATCTATTTTTTTGACAACGATGTTATTCGATATGCTGAAACATTGCAACCATCTCCGCGAGGCGAATTGGAAATTACCGATCTTCACAAAAGATATTTAGATAAAGACATCTTGACAGTATCAAAAATAGGCAGAGGCATTGCTTGGTTGGACGTAGGAACCCATGAATCATTGTTACAAGCCGGAAATTTTGTATCAATGATAGAGGAACGCCAGGGAACACTAATTGCTTGTCCTGAAGAAATTGCTTACAATCAAGGGTTTATAAATAGGAATCAATTAGAGGCATTAATATTCAAAATGGCTGATAACAGTTACAAAGAATCTTTGATTAAATCTTCAGAGGAGGATAATGGACATTCATGACGAAATAGAATCCCTGATTGATAAATTGGGCAAAGATTATAATATATTAGAATATGTTTATAACGGCAAAGAATTTATTGCGGGTAAAACCCCAGTGTATTATTCGGGGCCATATTGGAATAACGAAGAAGTAATTGTGGCGATAGAGTCTCTGCTGACTGGCAAGTGGGTTTCTGCCGGAGAAAAAGTCAAGAAGTTTGAGCATGAATTTTCCAATAAAATAAATCAGCATTTTGGCACAATGGTTAATTCAGGATCTAGCGCAAATCTTGTAATGATTGCTGCGTTAAAAAAATATTATGGATGGAATGACGATGATGAAATTATTGTATCGGTTGTAGGGTTTCCTACAACTATATCTGTTATTTCGCAGAATGGTCTAAGTCCTATATTTATAGATATTGAATTAGATTCTTTGAATTTTGATACATCATTAATAGAAGAAAAAATTAGCAATAAAACAAGGGCTATATTTTTATCACCGGTATTAGGCAATCCGCCTGACATTGATGATATTTTATTTATATGCGAAAAACATAATTTGAAATTAATATTGGATTGCTGCGACAGTCTGGGCACAAAATGGAAAGATAAATATTTGGGCGAATATGCTGTGGCGTCTTCGCATAGCTTCTATCCTGCACACACGATTTCTACGGCTGAGGGGGGCATGATTACCACCAACATTAGAGAGGTTTCTAATATCGCCAAAGGAATTTCATCCTGGGGGCGCAGTTGCGTCTGCTCTGGTGTTGAAAATCTCTTGCCCAACGGTATCTGCAACCATAGGTTTGATAAGTGGTTGGAAAATTATGACGGCATTGTTGATCATAAGTATGTGTTCAACCATATGGGATATAATTTAAAGCCCTTGGATTTACAAGGATCTATCGGGTTGGTTCAATTGACAAAACTGGACGAAATTATGTTCAAAAGAAAAAACAGCAAAAAAGAAATTGAAACCGTAATCAGTAAATATGTAGACAACGTGCGATTTCCACAGTCTTCGGATTTAGCCGATGTCGTGTGGTTTGGAACGCCCATTATTTGCGCGTCAAAAGAACAGAAACAAAAATTGGTGTCTTTTTTGGAAAAAAACAAAATTCAGACTCGTAATTACTTCGCAGGAAACATTTTATTACATCCTGGTTATAGCCATTTAGATGATTATAAAAATTATCCAAATGCTAATCAGGTACTTGATAGGGTGTTTTTCTTGGGTGCCTCTCCCCATTACGACGAAAAAATCTTCGAATATATTGAAGATGTTATGGAAGGATTTATCAATGGCTAATCTTGTTTTGGGTTATGGCAAACTAGGCAAAGAAATTGTTGCTCAAACAGGATGGGATTATATCAGCAGGAGTAAAGATGGGTTTGATTTTGCTGTTCTAAATTCATATTATTACTATTTAGATAATCATGATACGGTTATCAATTGTATTGCACACACCAATACATATAGCGATGAGCGTCAAAAACACTTGGATATTAATTTCAAAGCAGTTTGCGATTTAGTAGATTATTGTAATATTACAGGAAAGAAGTTCGTTCACATCAGCAGCGATTATGTTTATAGTGGATCTGTTGCACACGCCAGAGAGAGCGATGTTCCTGTGCATAATAGGTGCTGGTACACCTATTCTAAGTTATTAGCAGATGGATACATTGAAGCCAGGTGTAATAATTATTTAATTATTCGCACCTCGTTCAAGCCACGCCCTTTTCCTTATCCCAAAGCCATCACTACGCAGTGGGGAAATTTTGACTATGTTAATACTATCTCATCCTTAATTATTGAATTAATAAATACTGATGCCGCCGGTATTGTAAATGTGGGAACCAAATTGAAAGACATATATACGTTGGCAGTTCAAACCCGTCCAGATGTTGTTCCCTCACACGAATATCTAAATCCAGAAATGCCTACCGATATTTCTATGGATGTTTCTAAGATGAAGGATTTGTTATGCCTAAAATAAGTGTAGCCATACCCGTCTACGAATATCGCGGGTTCGGAGTAGAGGTTCTCAAATATTCATTTAAGCAGATGGTAAAGCAGACCTTCAAAGATTTTGATGTAGTTATCAGCGATCATTCCGTAGATGATAAAATAGAAGTTTTATGCACTGCGTGGTCAGATAGATTGGATATCAAATATTTTCGTAACGTACTTGAAAGAGGAAGTGCTTCTGCCAATACCTTAAATAGTATGATAAAAAGCAGCGGAGAAATTATCAAGATCCTATGTGCCGACGATTACTTCTTGGATGACAGGGCGTTGGAACTAATATATGAGGCAAGCGATAAAGTTGATTTTATCGCCACAGGATATTTTCACACCAAAGATAGGATTAATTATTTCAACTATCATGAACCCAGTTTGAATCCGATGTTGCATATCATAAACACTATCGGTACTCCCAGTTGTGTGGCAATTAGAAACCACGCGGACATGCCATTACCTGATACCAATCTTAATTATGCCTATGATTGCGAATTTTATCGATCATATCTTGACAGATATCCTACTTGGCGACTAATCAGTGAAGCGACAATCGCCAATTTTTTGTGGGAGGAATCGATTAGTTCTGGAATTAGCAACAATGTTATAGAAAAGGAGAATCTCTATATATTGAGAAAACATGAATATAAAAATTCCTGAAGTTACACTTGTAGCAGTAGACTGTACGGATAGAGTTCCTGGTACAATAACGGCATTAATTACTTCCACTAAAGACATTGATTTCGGCGGTGTGAAATTATTATCTCATGAAAAACCATTGGACTTACCTGATTTTATCGAATATAATGAAATTCCTAAAATTAGTAATATCGATGAATATAATCAATTTATGTTTATGGATTTAGGTGATTATATTTCAACATCACATTGTTTGACCATACAGGATCACGCATATATTCTACATCCTGAATTATTCGATCCTTCTTGGCTACAATATGATTGGATCGGAGCGGGTTGGAAATGGATGCCTGATGCATACATTTGCTATGAAACAAATGAACACGTAAGAAATGGCAATGGAGGATTTTCATTACGCAGCAAGCGGTTACTAGATTTACCAAAAAAAATGGGATGGCAGTTGAGAAGTGAACAAGGATGGGCAAACGAAGACGGCAACTGCTGCGTTTACTATCGCCCAGAGATGTTGGCAAATGGCATAAAATATGCCCCAATAGAAGTGGCGGCAATTTTTTCTTATGAAAATGATATGGCAGAAAATAGTAATATAAATGCCTTTTTTGGATTTCACAGGAATAATCCCGACAGTAGGAAAAACCGATGATGCAAAAAGTAATAGATTTATCTGGACAAACATTTGGTAAAATAACAGTAATTAAGTTAAATAAGGTTGAGAATGGAACAACCCACTGGGAATGCTTTTGCTCATGCGATCCAGAAAAAACATTTGAATTTACTTGGCATCGCATAAAAGACAGGAAATTTCCAAATTGCGGATGTTCTAATACAAGTTGGAAAAGGAATAATCATTATGATCTAACCGGTGATTATGGGGTGGGGCATATCGGAGATATTGAATTTTATTTTGATTTAGAAGATTATGATAAAATAAAAGACACGAGTTGGTTTATAAGTACAAAAAATTATATACGAGGAAAGATTAATAATAAGTCTATTCCTATACATAGGCTTATCGTGGATTGCCCAAAAGGATTAGTTGTCGACCATATAAATGGTAATAAGCACGACAATCGAAAAATTAATTTAAGAATAACAACCAATCAAGGCAATACCCAGAATAAAATTAATAAGATAAAAAATACAACTTCTAAATATTTTGGGGTTCGAAAAGTAGCGTCTGGCAGATGGAACGCCAGCATAAAGACAAATCAAGTAGCCATGTATCTTGGGACATTTGCTACCGAGGAAGAAGCGGCGATTGCTTATAATAAAAAAGCAGAAGATTTGGGGTTTTTAACCAAAAACATTATAGAGTATCATGCAAACTAAATTATTTGTAATCAGCCGATATAAAGAAGATTATAATTGGATATCTGAATATACCAATGATTATCTTATTTATAATAAAGGTGAACCCATATTAGGAGACGCCCACATTATAAATACAGAAAATATAGGTGGCAATCAAAGAGATATTTGTAAATTTATTGCTGATAATTATGACAATCTGCCAGATATTATGATATTTATTCAGGCATATCCTTTTGATCATTGTTCTCAATCTGTGTTTAATAGATTGATTCAAAACACAGAATTTACATCACTAGAATATTATGGCAGCACCCCCGCGAATGCTTGGGAAGCCAGAGATCAAAACGGGGGTTTTGCCGAAATTAATAACGCTTGGTACATTCAAGCACATAATTCCACACATAGCCAAGGTTGTCGCTACTCTAGTTTTGATGAATTTATGAACCAATATTTTGACGATTATAATCATCTAAACTTTATACGCTTCGCTCCAGGGAGTCAATATCTTGTTCCTAAAGAGAATGTGTTACAATATCCCAGAAAATTTTGGGAAACGCTAATGAATGAATTGAATTCTAAAACGCCAACAGAGGGACACATTATTGAAAGATCATTGTGGTATATTTTTACCGGTAGTTATAAGTTGAGAAAGGAGTTATATGAATGATTTGCACTACAAGCCAGGAATTTTAAAGCTGATTCATCATCAAGAACATCTGAGAAAAATAGAGGCGGGTGAAGTCGTTGGGCCAATTCATTTATCCGTGTTCCCAAACAACCGCTGTCAGTTATCATGTCCGTACTGTTGCTTTAATAAGACGCTAAGGAACGACGTCGAATTATCATTAGAAGATTTTACAACCGCCATAGGTGTGCTGTCTAAGTATGGGTTGAAAGCAGTAGAAATTTCCGGCGGAGGAGAAAGCCTGTTGTGGCCACATTTTAGCACAGCAGTTTCTTATGCTTATGATAAAGGTTTGAAATTATCTCTAGTTACAAACGGGTTGGCACTAAATACAATTTCATCTGATATATTGAATAAATTCAATTGGATTCGTATTTCTATTCAATCTGTTGAATATGCAAAAAAATTAGATCTATCTAATATTCCAGCAGATGTAAAAACGAGTATGTCATATATTGTATATGATGATAAAAGTATTGCCGAAATTTCTAAACTATATGATTATGCCAAAGAAAACGATGTCATTATTCGCGTTACATGTATACGTCCTTGCACATTAGAATTTGAACAACGTGTTTATGATGAAGTACAACGATATGGCAAACCCCTGATTATGTTCAAGAAAGAACCTGGCGTTGTCGAGGGTTGCTATATGCTGTGGATACGTGCTGCATTGGACTGGAACGCCAACTTTCTTCCGTGTCCTTCCATTGAATTATCTCCTGAATATGCGGGAAAAATTCCTGCTGATTTTGGAGTTTGTAAAGTAGGGGGGATAGAAGAATATTTAATCAGTCATAAGCCACATGATTTAGGATATAGATGTTCGTTTTGTAACTGTGGACGCGACTCAAATAAATTAATTCATAATTTATTACAGGAGATAGATGATGTCGATTTCGTATAAAGAATTTGATGGGTCGTTTTATGATGAGGACTACTTCCAACGCGGGAAGCAGAGTAAAAAAGGGTGGTTGGAGAACTATAGATTTTTGCCCAGAAGGACATTCAGAGAAGCCTTTGGTTTCATAGATTATTTGGGATTAGATGATGATAGCTATGTTTTAGAGGTGGGTTGCGCAATGGGATTTCTAGTCAAATGTTTACGCGCATTAGAAATAAAAGCAGATGGCTGCGATATTAGCACCTATGCACTGTCTTTTTCTCCCGAAAACTGTTGGAATAGTAGTGATGATAAAACATGGGATAATCACGTAAACACGGGCTATACCCATATTATAATTAAGGATATGTTAGAGCATTTATCGAAAGAACAACTTCCTAAGATGCTGGACAACTTTGCTAAAGTTGCTAAAAAGATGATGTGCGTTGTGCCCATGGGGGACTTTGGGCGATATCGCATACCGGAATATCATCTGGAAATATCACACCTAATAGCCGAAAATGAAATCTGGTGGATTAATGTATTTCAATCTCATGGCTGGCAGGTCGTAAAACACTGCGGACACATTTCGGGGATCAAAGACAACTGGTTCTATGTGCCTAACGGCAATCACATATTTGTATTGGAGCATGAATGATTCATATAGATTTGACCGGTAACTGCGGGGATCAAATGCTTCGTTATGCAATTTGTCGTAGCGTGGCTACTAGTCAACTTTATGATTTTGGCATCAATAAAGTAACCAGTAATGATTACTACAACGGCAGAGAACAAATGTATTTCTTCAAAGATCTAAACTACGGTCTTCCTAATAATACGCCCTATGGCGAACTGCCTCTGGGAACAGTAAATGTATGGGAAGAAAAAAAGATTGTATATCCCACCCATAATTATCATCCGTTTCAACGCGATATCTTTGACGTAGCCGATAACACACATTTAGTAATTTACAGTGGACAAGATGCTCGATATCTAAGCAAAGATAGGGTATCACAATGGTTTACTATTGATGATAATTTTTCTCGTGAATCTGAGATGTTGTTAAAAATCAATAAAATTAAATTAGATGAAAATACCTGTGTAATAAATTGTCGCGGTGGAGAATTTCGCGGCGTTCCTTCCCTATTTCTTACCAAAGATTATTGGAAAAACGCCATATGGAATATGCAACGCAGAAATCCTAATATGAAATTTATTGTGGTTACGGAAGATCCTGAATTTTACAAAACATATTTTGATTTTCCCGTATATCATTTTAACATTCATACTGATTATTATATCATCAATAATGCCAAGAACCTCATCATATCTAATTCGGGATTTGCTATTTTTCCCACTTGGTTGAATCCGTATAATCCATTTGTAATTGCGCCACTACATTGGGCTATTCATAATATCAGTGTGGGACAATGGGCAAATACTGATATGCGAACTTGGGGATTTACTTTTATGGATAGGGAAGGACATCTAATCGATGCCTAGACATATGGAAGATTTAACAGGAAGGGTTTTTGGCAGATTAACTGTCATAAGTTTTTCTCATAGCGATCACGACAATTCAAAATTCTGGAATTGTGTGTGTTCTTGCAATCCCAATCAAATAATAGAAAAGCGAGGTGAATCTCTTAAAAAAAATAAATATCCTTCTTGCGGTTGCTGGTCAAAAGCAATGCGACGACATTACAATCAATATGACCTGTCGGGAAATTTTGGCATAGGGTATATTGGCGACAAGGAATTTTATTTTGATTTAGATGATTATAATTTAATAAAAGAAAGGTCTTGGTGTGTAAGAGATTTAAATTATGTAGTTTCTAGGTTTAATAAAAAAATAATAAGTATGCATAGACTGATTATGGGGTTTCCAGAAGGACTTGATGTAGATCATATAGATGGAAATACATTAAATAATAGAAAGAGCAACTTAAGATCCGTAACTCACAGGCAAAATAGTCAAAATAGAAAAAAAATAATTAAAAAAACATCCGTATACAACGGTGTTTATTATGATAAAAGGGCTAGGGGATGGGTTTCTCGTATACATGATTTACAGGGAAAATCTATTTGGCTTGGCGTATTTGTTACAGAAAAAGAGGCTGCTATTGCCTATGACCAAAAGGCTATAGAATTAGGGTATTTGACTCGCAATGTTTTGCAGAAGGATATATTTGATGCTACTTACTAATTTTTGCGGGGGTTTTGGGAATCAAATTTTTGCATATGCTATTACCAGAGCCATATCTGAGCGTAACGGATATGACTGGGGGTTTAACCCCGTACCAGAATATGATATGCCCCACAACTATCAGTCTATTCCGCAATTCGATTTTTTTGATATCGATTATGGTAAACAACATAGTTATAAACGAGATGAAACACCATCCTTTATTGAAAGATTTTGGTTTGAACGAGTGGAAGAAACTCGCTTTCCCGATGGCGATCTATTCAGATATTTTCCTTATCAGCCGGAAATATTTGATATTCCCGATAATACAAAAATGTTTATTTCCAACTGCCAAGACGCCCGATACTACGAGCCTATAAAAGATGATGTAAGAGAATGGTTCAGAATCAAACCGGAAAATATTAATCGTTATGATCAAATATTATCTGGTCTAAATATTGCCTTAGACAATAATTTCTGTGCCATTCATGTAAGAGGCAAAGATTTTTGTGGTGACGCCAGAATATTATTACCACTAGAATATTATCAAAATGCTATGAATATTATGTTGAAGAAAAATCCCAAGATGAAATTTGGGGTCTTGACAGATGACGTAAAGTATGGTAAACTTTTATTTGGTAATAGCATGACGGTTATGCAGAATGAATTAGGATGTGATTACTACATATTTAATAATGCCAAAAATGTTATATTGTCTAATTCTAGTTTTACCTTATTTCCTACGTGGTTGAGTGAAAATCAACCGGATGTTATTGCCCCCAGATATTGGTGGCGATATAATAATTCCAGAGGATGGTTGTCATCGGATATCTGGAGTTTTGGCTACAAATTTTTAGATAAGGATGGCTTATTATATGACAAATAATTTACATTGTTTTTATAGGATTAGCGATGCCGGAAATCCCCTTGGTCGTACTGAATTAGGAGGAACATATCTTGAGACAGTTACGCGCAGGAAATGTTTCAATAATTTTATCGTTGCTTTTGGAATAGATAATCTGCATGTTATTTGCGATAATTGCAACGAAGATACTATTGCGTTTATAAAATCAAAGGGTGTTGAAGATGTTGAAATTACAAGTTTTGGAAACACTAGAAGTTTTATGTATCTTATAGATAGGGCGACAAGCGAGTTACATGAGGGGGATATTGCATATTTTGTAGAAGACGACTACTTACATACAAAAGATGCACGACAATATATATTTGAAGGCATTAGGTTGGGCGACTACGTTTCGCTCTATGACAGTTTTGACAAATACCGCAACGCCAGCGAAGGAGGAAACAACCCCTTGATTTATGGCGGAGGAGAAGACACAAAAGTACTATTGGGGCAAACCATCCATTTTAAAAAATCCAATGCTACAACTTGTACGTTTGCGTCTTTGGTAGATACATTGAGAGCCGATTATTCTATTATTGCAAAATATTGTCAGCCACAATTTCCTCACCCTTATGATTTTGCCCTTTATAGAGAATTGCTAGATCAGCGGGGAAGGGTTTTAGTAAATCCCATACCAGGCAAGGCGATGCACGTAGGGCTGGAACCAAGTCCTTTCGTTGATTGGGAAACTATTGTAAAAAATTTGAAGGAGGATTGATTTGTCAAAAGATGTTGCTGTAGAAATTTTAAAATATTTAAATTTTAATGATGGTGTGTACCTAGAATGCGGAAGCAATGATGGTGTTTTCCAGAGTAATTCTTTATCATTAGAAAAAAATCAAAACTGGTCGGGCATATTAATTGAGGCATCGCCTCTTGCATATAACCAGTCTCTCGTCAATAGAGATAGCGAAAAAAACATCATTATATTTGGGGCATTAGTATCTGATGAATATAAAGAAAAAACTATTATCGGAGATTTTAGTGGTCATCCCATGGGCAGCATTGGTGGTAAACGGTTAAACAATCAAGCCAATGCCAACATTGAAGTTCCAGCATATACTCTTACGGAAATCTTGAGTTATTTTGAAATTGAAAAAGTAGACGCCATGTTCATAGACGTTGAAGGATTTGAATTGGATGTACTTCACGGTCTCGATTTTAATACTTGGAAACCAGCGTATTTTCTAATTGAATGGAATGCCGGTGAAGATGAATTATTTCCATTTATGGAATCTAAGGGATATGAGAATCTTGGAAACATTTCTGATTTTAATTACAAGGATGATGTCGGCTGGCCAGGTTCGCACAATGATTATTTATTTAAATTGAAGGAATAATTTTGTCACATGTTTATTTATAAAACCACGTGTTTGATTAATAACAAAATTTATATCGGACAACATAACGGAAAAAGATACAGTTATTTAGGGTCAGGAATTTTAATTAAAAGCGCAATTAAAAAATACGGCAAAAATAATTTTGTCCGAGAAATATTAGAAGAAAATATTGACAATTACGAGTTGCTTAGTGTTAGAGAAATATATTGGATTCAATATTATGATTCAACCAACCGTGATATTGGGTATAATATAGAGGCGGGTGGAAGATTAGCGAGAAAAGAAATAAGCGAAAAAACACGTAAAAGTTCGACTAAAGCCTTGAAGGGATATCGCCATACCGATGAAACGAGAATGAGAATGTCTATTAGCCATATCGGAATAGTTAGGCCGGATCAGAGCGAGTTTATGAAAAACAACAATCCCATGCAGGGAAAAGAGCATACAGATGCCACAAAAGAAAAGATTTCATTGGCTCTCAAGGGAAAGGGACATCCTCAATCCGAGGAATCAAAAGAAAAAATATCTGCGGCAAACACTGGGCACATTATGCGCGACGAAACCAAACAGATATTGAGAGATTTGAGCAAACAAAGATGGGAAGATAATGATTTTAGGCAAATGATGTTGGAAAAGTTGGGTGGATGGAACCATACGGATGAATCCAAACAAAAAATGTCAGAACATAGGAAAAGCAATCCCGAAAAACATCTTATAGCTGGGCAAGGAAGCAAGCGAGTTAATAATGAAAGTATTTTTGTAGGTATTAAGCAAGATAAATCAAGCGGACATTGGAATGCTAGAATCAGCAAGGATGGTATCTCCTATTATTTGGGAACATTTAAAACTGAAATTGATGCCGCAAGCGCTTATAACGCAAAAGCAATAGAGTTATACGGCGATAAGGCAAAAATAAATATTATAGAAGGGACTAGCGATTATGAACCCGAAAATATATGATGTGCAAACTATTTTCAATGAAATTGAATTGTGCTATTTGCGTTTTTCCATATTAAATCCTTATGTTGACTATTTTGTCATTAATGAGGCAACCACAACATTTACTGGTCAGCCGAAACCACTTTATTTTTCTGAAAACCGAGATATGTTCAGGCAATGGAATGATAAAATTATTCATCATGTGTTTGACGAAAATCAACCAGAATGGGATCAATGGGACAGGGATAGGATTCACAAAAACGCAGCTATGCAAGCCCTAACAAATTTAGAAGATGATGATATAGTTTTCTATAGCGATGCGGATGAAATTCCTGATTTTAGAAATATTAATCTATCTGATTTTGATAAAGACACTCTATATATCTGCTATCAGGATGTCTACTATTATTACCTGAATTGCCTGTGGGAAAACATAAGAAATCCTAGCGCGATATGGCGCGGTACTAAATATAGTAGTTACGGTTTGTTGAAACAACATAGTTTTGACATCTTCAGGAATTGGGATTCTTATTTTCACAAAGATGAAAGCTATAAAAAAGAATATATTCATAATGGTGGATGGCACTTTTCATTTTTAGGTGGATCTGAAAACATCAAATATAAGATAGCGAGTTATGGCCATCAGGAATTAAATGTCCCTTATGTTATTGATAATATTCAAAACAATATTGATAATCTCCGAGATCCTTTCTTTAGACCAGATTTTAAAATCAGAGTGGTAGACATCTTGCCAGAAACACACCCACAATACCTGATTGATAATTTGGATAAATACGATGAGTTTATTTACAAAGGATGATATATGGATGTAAAAGAGCTAAAAAATAATTTTTCAATGTTTATCTATAAAACCACTAATTTAATTACAGGCAAGTTTTATATCGGGCAAAAAATAACATCGGCTAATATTTTAAATTATAAGGGTTCTGGAAAATTATTGGTAGAGGATATGAAAAAATACGGTAAAACAAATTTTCAAGTAGAAATATTGGAATACGATATCGCCAATAGAAAAGATTTAAATGAAAGAGAAAAATATTGGATAAAATTTTTTGATGCAAAAAATTCCAAAATGGGATATAATATGACGGACGGCGGAGATGGTTGTTTGAATCCGTTGCCCGAAGTTCTTTTGTCTATGTCAGAAAAACAAAAAGGGAGAACCACTTGGATGAAAGGAAAAAAGCATCGTCCTGAATCAATCCAAAAGATTAAAGACAACCACGTTGATAATCGCGGAGAAAAGAGCCATTGGTTCGGAACGCATTTGACTCCAGAAGCAAGGCTGCATATGTCAGAAAATCATGCGGACGTTTCTTTTGAGAAGAATCCGACGTTCAACAAAAAACCAAGCAATACCAGTAGTAAATATATCGGTGTAAGTTTTGACAAAAATCATAGCCAATGGAGGGCTTATATATCTGTCGCTCCTAAGACGCGGCTATATATTGGGCTATTTCCAACAGAGGTTGAGGCAGCGATGGCTTTCAATGAGGTTGCCCTAGATTATTTTGGATGGAAAGCTAAAAACAGGTTGAACAACATATTGTCACAAGAAATTATCGATATTTGGAAATGTGTTCTTCCTGGGGAAGAAGTGGCGATATGAAACTCGATAATGTTTTTGAACTTTCTTATGTTGTTAATTTAGATGAGAGAAAAGACCGATTAGATAAATTAGAAGAATCTTGGTATCGCCTTAATTTTTATCCTGAGCGGTTTTCGGCTATTAGGCATGGCAGTGGAGCGATAGGGTGCTATCTTAGCCATTTGGCAATTTTGAAAGAAGCAAGGGAAAAAAATAAAAGCGTCTTAGTTTTTGAAGATGATATAGAAATTTTTGACCAGGAAAGAGTCATTGTAGAAAATTCTCTTAGTGAATTACTTGACCAAGAAGATTGGTGGCTATGGTATGGTAGCGGAAATATTCTTCGTCCTTTTTATCAAGTTACACCTTGCTTGGCTAGGTTAAATCACTGTCAGTCTACAGTTTTTTATGGGGCAAATAAAAAACACTTGGAGGAAATTATTGAAATAATCGAGCGACAAGTGACGTATATCGATGTTATTTATAGCGAGTTGATTGTTCGCAATCATCCTTGCTTTATCACCGTTCCGATGATCGGAATTCAGCGACCCGATTATAGTGATATTGAGAAACAAGTAGTTGACTACCGCTATACTTTAGACCGATATAACCAACATTTTGTGAGCATGTATAAAAAATGAAAAAAGTTGTCGCCGTCATATTTTCAAAAAATAGAAGTTTGCAATTGGACTTGTGCCTGAGAACCTTGCAACTACATTGTGCCGATATTCACAAAATATCTGATGTAAACGTGCTGTATAAAGCAGATGATCACCACAAGGAGTCTTACGAAATATTAAAACGAGAATATCCCGATGTAAACTTTATCGAGGAGGTGTCTTTCAAACAAGATTTATTAGATATTGTACACAATAAAAGTGGTATTTTATTCTGTATCGTGGATGACACTGTATTCGTTGAAGATTTTCTTTTGGCTAATATCGTTAGTAATTTGGAAAGTAATCTAGATTGTTTGGGATTCAGTTTACGTCTTGGCTT